ATTTCTTTTCTCAATGCGAAAATGTAATATATAAATCTTTATTAGAGTACATAGAAATTTTTCCAATGATACTACCCTGTCTGTGGTGGAGAACTCAGGGTCACGTTGTTGCATATTCTCCAGGAAGTAGTTTTGGACTTCACTGTGATAACGACGTAAACTATAAGCCAGGAGCAATACCAGATCAACAATTGGCTATTAGAAATGTAGTAGGGGCTATTCTTTATTTTAATAACTCCTATGAAAAAGGAGAAGAAAAAGATGAATATGGTTATACTGGTGGAGAAATAATCTTTCCATACGCAAACGTAAAATATTCTCCTAAATCCGGAGACCTAATAATGTTTCCGTCAAACTATTTAGCCACACATGAAGTTCTACCATGCGATGATGGATATAGATATGGATACGTTGGTTATTTTGCTCAAGGATCCGAAGATCAAAATAGGGGAATTCATATCAGGGAAAAATCTGAAGTGATAGATAGTGGTCAGGTCTGGATGCCAGAGCTATTTGATGATTACATTAATCATGTCAATAGGAAATATTCAGGCCAAACAGATAAAATATCTACACTACTGAGAGCATCTGGTAGAATAAATACAAGCGATAATACTACTCAAGAAATCGAAAAAGAAAGAAACAAGTAAAATGATATTTAAAGACGCAGAAGCTGAACATCTTGGTGGTGGAGTTGTTTTGTTTAAAAAAGCAATAGATCTTGATTGGGACTGGACTTTTAATACGGTTGAAAATTTCATAAACGATGAGTGGAACGATATGTATAAACCTGGTATAGATCCAGAAACAGGTGAGCAAATCTATGTAAACAAAAGTGGCTATTTTTTTGGGCTAGACAGTATCGACCTAATGCCTAAAAGAGCTTCAGCGACCCATCAAAGAAAAGATCCAGAAATCATGAGCTGGTTAAAATTCTTGGAAGATTCAAAAGATAAGTATCTTTTAAAATATTTAGAAATATTTCCATTAGCCTATAAGTGTATCTGGTGGAAGGTAAAAGGCCATTTCCTTAAGTATAATAAGGGAGTTTATCTAGGCACTCATTCTGATGTAAGCGCAGATTATATCTATGGAGTTTGGGAACCAAACGAACAACTAGCACTAAGAAGTATGGTAACCAATCTTTTATACTTAAATGATTATGTTGAAGACGAATCTCAATTAAATGGAAAAAATTTTACTGGTGGAGAACATTATTTCAATTATTTAGATATTACCTATAAGCCACAAAAGGGAGACCTTTTGATGTTCCCATCTAATTACATGGGCGCGCACGAGGTAAAAGAAGTAACTGGAGGCGTTAGGCACTCTTATTTGGGCTGGTATAGTCAAGGAACACCCAATGCAGCTGTAGGCGAAAGCGTTACGGACCCCATAAAAGATCCAACCAATGCCCAGCATGATACAAATATATATATGCCGAACCTAACCGAAGACTTTAAAAGCTATCTAAAATCAAAAGGATATGATGAGTCTTCTGATCAATTTAGAATAACTAAATCAAATTATTAATGAATACCAATGCAAAAAAGAAAAACAATATCAATCCTAATAAACAAAAAACATCAAGTTCCAGACGCAGGGCATTGGATTTTTGATCCTGAATCAGAAACATGGGTTGAAAATGCTGATTTAGTATACGAACAAAGATCTTCATATACGCTTTTAAGAATAGAAGGAAATAACAAAAACGTATTTCATGTAGATAGTTTTCCAAGACAAGGAAATACAACTTTAAGGTCTATACTGCTCAATGTATTTCCAGAAATGGTTATGCCAGACCCTATGACTCATGTTACTGCATTTACCAAATGTGCTATAAATAATGGCGAAGTAGTGATAAGTACCTTAAGGGACCCTCACGATTCTTTGACTTCTTTTATAAGCAGGGCACTCACAGACGGCAGATACGATAACCATACTAGGGGTAATGTTTTCAAGCACGCAGTACGTGAAGCCGTCCTGTTTTACGACAGATATTTAAATTTTTTAATAGAAAACTATGAGGATATATACTTTGTGCATTTTGATCAAATATTAGAAATGTATACAGACTACATTTGCTTTAGTGAACAAAATAATCGAGTACTAGAATATCTTTCTAAAAAATATGATTTAGAATTTATTCAATATAGCAAAGAAGATCAACTAAAAAATCCAAGGCGCAATGCCATAAACTATAATAGCAGCACAGATAAAAAAATAAAAGAAAGATTAATAACAAGCAAATACTATTTAAGAAAAATTAAAAAGTCATACAAACTGTATATGAAGATTTTAAAAATTATTGGAGAAGACAAAAAATATGAAAAAGTATCCGGAGCCTAATCCGATAGATTCAGGACCATGGATTTATGATGAAAGTAAAAAAGAATGGATTGAGCCAGATTTAGTGGAAAATATAAATTGGGTTGATTGGCCGGTAAGAAAAATAAATCAAGATACTACTAATGTATTTTTTGTTGATGGTTTTCCAAGACAGGCTACAAATACGCTTAGAAGATTAATTCTCGAATGCTTCCATACAGTTGCGATAGTTCACGATATTGAGCACAAATTTTATCCATTTGAATTATTCTCCAAGCAAGGTGAAGATTGCCTACTTACAATCAGAGACCCATTAGATGCAATAGCATCGACTTATGGGTATGAATCAACTTATGGACACGAAAAATTTGGAATAGATAAAATAGAACAATTGGATTTTATGATAAAATACTATATTAGAATGGCCAGCATTCCATTTGAAATTAAAGGAATAACAGTTGTTGAATTTAAAGATATAGTAAATTATCCGCATAGTCTTCTTTTGAGAATACAAGAAAAATTCAATCTTGATTCAAAAAATATCGAATCATACTTAGGTCAAGAAAAAGCAAAAGTATACGATGAAAATCATAATTTTACACAAAAACAAGACGTCAGAGACTTTTTGAATAGTAACATAGCATTACTGGACGAATGCTATAATATATACAATAAAGCATTAAAGGAAAAAATATGAAAGTAAACAATCACGGTGGTGGAATAGTCTCTTTTGATGAAGTCATCGATGTAGATCAGACGTTTCTTAAAAGTTATATATCTTGGCTTAGAGAATCTGACGAAGAAACATTTACATATTTAGAAGAAAATGGAAAAAAATACGCAGTAAATAAAACTGGATTTAAATTTGAAATTAATGACATACCAGAAGCTCCAGAAAGATTTGTTGATTTATTTGGAAAATCTTCAAATAGAACTCCTTCAGAAGAAATTAAAAAGTTTGTAGAGTCATGCGAAAATGGACTATATGACTGTCTTGTACAGTACTGCGCCCTTTATCCAGAGGCAGCTACAACAATATGGTGGAGAGGTTCAGCTCATATAGCTGGATACAATAAAGGCAGATGGATTGGACCACACTGTGACGATCAGATTCAATTTGAGTTTGATGGCCTTCCTAGTAATGAGTATCCAATTCACAATACAATAAGTTGTGCCCTTTATTTTAACGACTGCGTAGACGAAGAAGAGCAATTAAATGGAGACAATTTTGTTGGGGGACATATTAAGTTTAAATACGCTGGCGTTGATTATAAACCAAAATCTGGTAGCGCTGTTTTATACCCTTCAAGCTATATGGGTACGCACGAGGTAACTCCAGTTACCGCTGGAGAAAGATATGTATATCTAGAATTCTTTGCCTATGGAATACCAAAGAACTCTCCAGGCGACGATTTAAAGTACATGCCAAATCTAATAAAAGATTCTATTGCAGTTAGAAATAGTCAATGATAATAAAAAAACTTAAAAGAAGAGCAATGAGAAGAATCAGCGTTAAGGAAGAAAAGCCTCGTTAATTTTTGTTTTTTTGTTACTATTATTATTAAATTAATAGGAGAATAGTAGCCTTAAATGTTATATAACTCACCAATTACATATAGTCAAGCTAGCGTATTCTATGCGGGAGCAGTATCGATTCTTGCTCCATCTTTAACTTCTCCTATTTTAATAAATAATATAACTTTATTAGTCTTTGCCGATGAAGATTATACGAATCAAACTACAATAGGAATAATAAGCTTAAACTATGCTCCTTCTGGAATCTTAGAGATACAAGTATTGGACGAAGATGTTCAGGCCTTCTTTGAGGTTGATCGAGTAGCTATTTCTATATAGTTTATTAGTAATTTAAATAGCTTTTAACGCTACTATAATACAACCAATACTTTTTATTAGTGAGGCTTTAATGTCAATTTCTCCAATTATGGTAAACGACACAGTTCGTCTTAAAGTTAAATTTATAGACATTGACCCAGAAACTGGCAGTCAAACAGAGGTTAGTCCAATTTCCGTTTCTCTAACTATAGACGATTCCGCAGGAAACGAGATATTATCAGTTACCCCAACTCAAACTAGCGGTTCGGAATATTATTATGACTACACTCCGGAAACAGCTGGGGAATATACAATTAGGTTTATTGGGGTTCTTTCTTCTGGAACATATATAACCGTTAATCAACAGATGTATGTTAGTACTCCAACTTCAGATTTTAAACCATCCATAACACTCGGTGCAGATGAAGTTATATATTTTGCGCCAGATGTTACCCCATTGTATGTAGATCCAGAAGAGCTATTGCCCTTTTTCCCAGACGCAACGCTTATAGAAGTTGGCGAATTAATACATCACTATTCTACAGAAGTAAAACAAATCTACTCCATATCTGACTCTATGGACCTAAACCCTGGACTTAATTTTACTGCACTAGAGTACATTAAAGCAGCAGCTGCTTGTGAGTTAAGTAGGACATATGGCTATGGTGGAGAAGACGAATTGTCGGTCAAGCTTGGTGATCTTTCAATTACAAATAGATCACTTCCGAGAACGGGCGTAAATAGAGGAAATGCTACGACATGGTGTCAACTTGCAGCAGCCCTTAGAAAAGAGTTATTAGCTTCAAAGGTCTCAATGAAGGGTGTTCAGCCAAAAGGTCTTCCAAGTAATTATATTCCAACGACTGGTAAATCAATAGATCCAGAAACCGGTCTAGTCGTCCACCTGAGCGATAGGGACCTTCTTGGTCCTGGAAGAAAAAACACCAGAGTTGACGACCCAATGCCAAAGAGGGGCTTAAGAAGTCGTGACTAATTTATCTAGAACTTTTAGGGAAATTTTAAGAAAATGGGGTCATGATGTTCTTCTTCAGAGAAGATTAGATGATAATTATAATTACTCTTCAAAATTTGAAAGAGTAACAACAAGGCATATGTACCCTGCAAATTCAGATCTAGTAAATTTACTTAAGGAATCTTCAGAGGGAACCACAGCAGATGCCGTAGAGTTTATATACTATTTTGATTCAACAATCAACCCTAGAACTGGCGATAGAATTTACGAAAAAATAGAAGGACACCCTCAACCAAATTCTGTCTATAGAATAGACTATGCAGTGCCAATGAGAGGAAAATTTGGTAAAATAGAATATTGGGTAGCAGGAGTGACTAGAGAAGAACCGGTATAGAATGGCGCTTTATTCAAATGGAGAAAAGATTACATTTAAATATATATTTAATTTAGATGGCGATTTTTATGATCCAATAATACTTGACAACGATTGGGAGCAAAGAGACTCGTTAGCAACTCCGTATTATGGTGGAAATAATGTAGATATTGTCGTTTCAATATGTAGGGGGCAAAATGGATCAGGCCCAGTTGTAGATGGTCCATTTTCCTATAATGCGCAGTCGGCAACTCCAGATTATGGAATTGCCATTCAAGATCAATTAGCCGCAGATAATGATTTAAATCAAATACTTGGAAACAATTATATAGAAAGAGAATCTGAAGGTATATACAATTTTGTATACACAATACCAGATAATCTTTTTCCAGGAAAGTATACAGTTGTATTAACTACTTCTATAAATCAAGTGAGGGAAATTAGAGAACTATATTTTCAAATAGTTTCACCAGAAAATAAAAAACAAATAAATATTTCATCTAAATCTATAGAAGACAATATCGCAGTATTAACAACAACAGATGCGCATGGTTTAACTAAGGAAGAAGTAGTAACAGTATATGGGGTTGACAACGTAATAGATGGAGTTCATCAAATTTTGTCTATTCCAACGCAAAAAAGTTTTTCAATATACGTAGAAACGCAAGACATTGAACTAACATCAGTTAATCCAACTGGAAGTGTTTTTAGGCAAAAAGATGGAAATCCAGTAGTATTAAAATCTAATCCATCGTTATCTACAAGTTCTCAAGTAAACGCAATATACAAACCTCTTCAACCATTTAATACTAACTCCGTCCTTCTTATTGGGCACGGCGATTCTCAAAGTCTGCAAATAAATGAAATTAGAAGAATAGCCTCGATACAAGAAGCAATAGATTTATTAGATGGCAATAGAAACAGCCCCCTGCTAAGGGCTGTTCTCAGCTGCCACGGGGCTGGCTGCACAGATATATATATCATGATCGCCGCACCTATGAGTGAATACGTAGATGATTATCAGAGGGTTAATACTCCAATAGCAGGTTTTGTAAGCGAAAATTCTTCTACTACTCTAACTTTCTATGAAAAGTATTATGAAAGACTTCAAGAAACTTATGCAATAGCAAGAGATTACGATTTCATAGACATTATAGTTCCAGTTAGCATATCTTTTATTAATTCTGGAAATGTTAATTTTGTTAGACAATTAGCAGATCATTGTGAATATGTTTACAAAAATTCTTCAACTATTTCAATAGGAATAATTGGATCAAGAACCGGTGGAATGAATTTGGCAGATATTGAGACTATGTCAGCCGTTGATTTTACAACCAATCTTCTTAAAGATGAAAACGGAAATAGTCCAGATTATTTAGATTCAAACGATGGAAATATACTTGACTCCGGAAGACATATAATGTTGTACTATGGTGAGGCCGTGTTTAATTATCCAGCACTAGCTTATTCTTACACTTCAAGTATTGCTGCAGCTGTTGCTGGACAGCTTTCAAATTGGCCGGTTTATAGAGGATTGAATAGGCAAAAGTTAAGAGGGGCTTATTCTCAGTATGGTTTAGAGCTAACCGCTTTTCAGGTAGCAAAGCTACATAATAATAATATAAATACTATTATAAAAAATAATAGATCAAGAAGAAATGTACCATATCAAGTTATGTTGTCTGAAGATAAGACTTTAGCCAAAAAGGGTTCAAGCATGGCCAACATACCCCAAGTAAGATTGACGGCAATGGTTATAAATGAAATATTGGGAATCGCCAATTCCGCAATAGGTAAATTCTCTTATGATATAATTAAAGAAAAACTACAATCAATGTTTAATTCTTTAAAGAAAACTACTCCATCAATAATACAAGATTACAGATTTGAAATGTATGCGGATAAAAAACAAAAAGGAAAGATATATCTAGAAATTGATCTTATATCATCCAACTCTCTTAAAAAAATAAACTTCAATATTCTAGCAGGACCAGGAGCATAGAATGCCTCAAAACGCTTTTAACATACCAGGCTTAAACGAAAATGACATCTTAACAGGAAGATCATATACTGGCGATCCACTTCAAGCTGCTGGTAATTTAACCTATATTGAATTTATGGCAACAGTTAAAGCCCTATGGGAAAACGCCTACCCAAAGATAGCATTTGAGGCAGATAGTAGTGGCGAAGCTTCTAAGTTTCCAATTATTACTTATAATTTAGAATTAAAAAGGGCTCACACTTCTGAGCCAAAGCCTAGAACAAGATTTATACCAAAAGACGTTGATGAGATTATATATGGTCAAAGATTTCAAAATATAGTATCTTTTAATATAATGACTAGAGCCAAGACGGCAGATATTCCCGACGATGAAAATCCGGGCTATTCTGGGGCTGAAGCTGCAGATAGAATTGTTGAAGTATTTGAAGATTTCATGATGGAGCACACCCCTGTCTTTAAAAGATTAGGTGCTTCTGAGTTTGTTTACTCAAGGAGAATGTCAGATGCTAAAGTAACTAGGGATGGAATAGATGTCTGTAAAAGAACAGTAACATATATGTTAACAACTGAAAAGTTGATATCTACAACAATTTCAAGAATAGAGAGCATTTTAATAGACCTAAGAACCTATATGGCTACAGAACCAGAAAATCTAGTACAAGCTACTCCAAATTTTGAAAATGTAGATATTAACATAATAGACCTATATCAAACTGCGTCCCCTAATTATTAAGGTAGTTTGTTTTTATAAGTTAGTTGTTACTATATGATACGAGTTAAAATTTAGTACCGATATTGGAGGTTAAAGCTAAATGGCTATTCCTGGTGTAAAAACAATTATTAAAGATCGCTTTTATAGCATTTCTCGTCAAGACCTTCCCGTCGGACCAAGAGTTGTTGTAATTGCAAGAAGAAACAATGACGATGGAGATGGCAACGTCCCTAACTTAGACGCAGTACAGGTAAGTAACGAAGCCGATGTTATCACCGCCTTTGGTGAGGACTCGGATTTGCATCGTGCATACATTGAACTAATTTCAGCTGGTGCAGAAAGAATATACATGGTTCCGCTTCCAAGCGATACCGAGTTCCAAAGAGGGACAAGCTCTGTAACTGCAGATGTTTTGGATGGCAACGGAGACAGTATTTTTGATGCTGCATTCGAAGCCGCAGAGTCAACCCTTCCTGACATTATAGTCGCATGGGGATCTGGTGGCTTACCAACTTCTTGGGCAGCTACTCCTAGCACGGACAACGATTCGTTAGGCTTTTACGCTAACGACACTGCAACTATTGATAGATCAATGGCTGCTAGAGTTGCAAGAAAGTGCAAAGACATTTCCGAAAATACGCACCCATGCTTTGCAGTAATGGGAGTAAAGCCTTACGTTGGAGCATCTGAGATCATGACACCTTCAGTTGTTTCTACTCACCTTGCCCTTACAACATTGGCAGATAGAGACGGAGATTTGTCTACTCCAACTACAAACTCATCTGGAGAAGTAATTTACACCAGATTAGCAGAAGCTGGTAGACACCTTTTTGTAATCGCATCTGAACTTATTCCAGTTGGATATAAAGAGACATGGGGCTACGCAAACGGAGCTTCTTCGCTTGCTGGTTCGCTAAGCAGATTAGCTTCATACACATCTCCTTCAAACAAAGTTCTTTACAACGTTGGATCACTAAGATATAATCCAACAAGAACTTCCCAATCATCACTTGGAGATAAGGGAGTTAACGCTGTAGCTCTTAACTTCAATAGAGTTCCTATATTTGCAGAAGGACTAAGCTTTGCCGCTTCTACTTCTGACTATACAAGAATCTCTACAATGAGAATTATAAGCGAATGTTCATTACTTGTCCGTCAAGTATGTCAGAAGTTCGTAGGTGAAGCTTCAACCATACAAGTTAGAAACTCTATGGAAACAGCAATCACTTCAGCTCTACGCGGTATGATGCAATTAGGAGCCTTATTGGATGCGGACTTTGCGGTCTCGTATATTCCAAATCAAAACAAGGCGATTATCGACCTCGTGGTAACACCCGCATTCGAGCTCAAGAGCATCGAAGTGCGTTTGTCAGTAAACTTAGCCTAACATAACCGATAAGAACTGGAGGGTTCAAAAATGGCAGGAGAATATTATGACAGCCCGGTAAACAAGTATCTTAATACATATACTACTTTTTCCGGTGCAGATATTGTAGCCACATTTGGTGGCATTGAAATTGGAGCTCTTTCTGGAATTACATTTTCAGTAACGAGAGAAAAAGCACCAATCTATACCATGGGTTCACCAAACCCTAGATCATTTTCTAGAGGAAAGCGCGGCATTGCCGGTTCGTTGATCTTCACAGTGTTTGATCGTCCAGCATTGTACACCATGCTAGACAAGCATCACAATACGCCAGAGTCAATGAAGTTCTTTACAAGAGCCCATAACACTCTTCCTGGAGACACTAATCATAGAAGAGGAATAGCTGAATTTACAGATCAAACAAGAGACGTTGTTAGCAAGGTTCCATTCTATGCAGACCAAATTCCACCATTCGACATAACAATTACTTTTGTTAACGAGTATGGTCAAGCAGCTGCTAGGTCGATATATGGTGTTGAGCTTCTAAACGAAGGATCTGGAGCTTCTATGGATGACATTGTTATCGAAGAAACAATGACATACGTAGCTAGAGAGCTTGGTCCAATGTATAAGATAGCCAACGATCAGCTTTACAGATTTAATTCAGAGAATCTTGGAGACGTAATTTCAAGAGACGCAGTTAAGTCTTCTAAGCTAAATCCAGATATCGTTAGACCATAACATATTAAAATAGCTTAGGAATAATTGAATAGGTCAAGTGTGGAGGGGTTCTTCTCCACACTTGATTTATTTTTAAGGAGATTTGATGTCCGACACTGGAGCAAATATACAATTTACTAGTTTTTCTACAGGAACAGTTATTCCTTCAGATATCGACATTGCGAAGATAGATAGAGTTGGAAGAATCCAGGCATATGAAAATGGTTCCAACAAATATAGAAGAGATAAAAATCTTCCAGATCCATTTTCTAATATGTCATTTGCCGGAGTGGATATTACTGCAACTTTAGTAATACCAGATATACTAGAAAATGGAGATATAGCAACCGAGGGGGATATAATAGAAGTTGCAGAACTGCAAACCATATCTTATTCTATACACAGAGAAAATACCCCCGTAAGAACCCTTGGCCACGTAAATCCCAGAGGCTTTGTTAAGGGCCCAAGAACCATAGCTGGATCATTGATATTTACAGTCTTTAACGAGTACGCCTTCTACAGAATTAAGCAGTTTAAAAGAAAGTTAGCACTATTGGGTTACGCACCACTTGCTGACATGCTGCCTCCATTTGATGTAGTTTTAACCTTCTTTAACGAGTATGGTTTGTATGGTAAAATGAAAATATACGGATTGACAATAGTTGACGAAGGGCAGACCATGTCTGTTGACGACCTAATAACAGAACAAACATATACGTACATGGCGCGAGGAATACAGCCATTAATACATTATGATCCAACAGATGATTTTACTTATCCAGATGACATTGAGAAAGATGTCAACTCTAAAAAGATATCAGAAGAATTTTTTGGAAATAAACTTAATGAATACAGAAACGTAATTGATAAAATACAGAAATTATAGGTAACTTTAATGGCATCAAAAGATTTTAAAAGGCCCTACAGACCATTTAGCGGATATATTCCAGATGGTGTTATTTCCAGAAATGGAGTTGATAACGGTTATCCGTTTGCAGACGCATCGTTTGATCCACTTAATAAAGATATAGATTTAAAATGGGCTGGCAAATCCAGAGAAGATGCAAACTTTAGTTCATATTATGATTATTATTTTTCTGGAGAAGATGTAAAAATATATATTGATGGACTATTTGATGTAAAAGATGAATTAGAAATAGCAAGCTTTGCATTTACAATTAGACAAGAGAAGCAACCTCTATATGGATTTTGGTCCTACAATTTCGACGCCATGATGTATGGCAGTAGAATTATTGCAGGTAACATGGCAATATACTCAAGATACCCAAGAAGAATGACTGAGCTTTTGGAAAAAGCAGCAAAGATAAGAACTGAAAGCGTTGGACAAAATCCATCCGAACATGTTAGAACTCTTCTATCAAACAACGCGGAGGGGCTAAATTCTGAAGATGAAAAAAATATACAAAAGTATTGGTCTAGATCGCAGCTAGACAGAATTGCAAATGATCCAGCTAACAATGGTCAATATGAGTCTTTTAATAAAAATATATTTAGTGCGCATCCTCCATTTAATTTAATTATATACTATGGAGTTCAAGAAAACGGTTTAACCACTAAGGGAGCACAGCAATCTTCTAACAACTTTAATCCAATAGACAATTACGACAGAATTTTGTCCACAGACTATAATACTAGATTAACAAAAGTAAATAATCAAAAAACACCTATGAAAATAGTTTTACAAAACGTTCAACTATTAAGTATGGCTACTGGGTACGATACAACTGGAGCACCTCTTCAAGAGGGTTACGAATTTATAGCTAGGGATATGTACTATACAATAGCTGATGATTCAACAAATCCTCTAGCTAATTTGGTTCAAGAAACACCAGTCTCTGGTGCGTCAACAAATTCTTCAACCAACACTCAAACTAGCGGTGGTGGAGGAAGTGGAGGAGGACTTCCTTTTACTGTTAGATAATTTTAAATTGATTTAATATAATAAATATGATAACATGTAGTGAAATACGTATTTTAAACAGGAGAAAAAATAATGGCAAATAAAAGACAGGTTAGTGTTTCAACTGAAACAGAATCGAACGAGCCACTAATTGGTGGAGATAATACAATTCTTTCAGAAGAAGACGCAGATAATGTTCAAATGATGGAGCAGATAGAAGACGGAAGAGATGTAGAAGATCTTCCTGATGAAGAAGAAATTTGGGACGGTGGCCCTACTGCTGGCATGATCAAAGTTTGGAAAGCAAAGCATGGAGAGGTATATGTTACTTCTATATCTTTTGATAAGCATGTTGTATGGAGAACTCTGAACAGAATTGAATACAAGCAGTTAGTTAAAAAGATGGAGCAGCTGATTCAGTCTGGTCAACTATCTTCTGCGGAAGCAAACATGTGGAACGAAGAAGCTATAACAGAGCTGTGCATTTTATACCCATCCTTTGACAAAGAATCATTAACAAAGGAAATGGCTGGTCTTCCTTCTTTGATAGCGCAAGAGGTTCTTGAGGCATCGGGCTTTGTTGCTCTAGAGGTAAGACAGTTATAATAAAAGATGCTAGACTCAGAAATTGTTCTAGATTTAAAAAATAAATATGGCCCTATATTTACTATAGACATAAAGGGTCAAACTGTTGTATTTAGAGAGTTAACCTTCGCTGAGTTTGATTATATAGCACTTCTGCAGGAATCTTTAGACGGTTCAATGGTAGATTCTGAAGATAAGATTATTGAAATAGCAGTAGTATATCCTGAAAATTTTGATATAAACAGACTACAAGCTGGTATCGTCTCTTCTCTCGCTCAGGAGATACTAGACGCTTCTGGGTTTAGCAATCCAAAAACCGCTAAAGCTATATTGGACAAAAAAAGAAACGAGGCAATGCAGGTCAGAAGCTTAATGAAAGCCTTTGTCTTGGCTACTATATCTACATATAAGCCAGAAGATCTGGACGAAATGACATATTCTCAATTGGCTGAAAAAGTAGCTTTAGCTGAAAGAATTATAGAAATCACCCAGAACATGCACGCAATTCAACCAAATGATCTAAAGCTAGAACTAATAGATCCGGAAGAAGAAGAAGAAAAGAAAAAGAGAACAGCAGCTAGGCACAATGTGTCCAAGACGGAAGGTGCTGCACAATACGATGATCCTATTGCTCAAAAACTATGGGGAATGCAATAGAATAAATTGGAGGTTTAAATGATCAGAGACAAAGGCCCACTATCAAGCCTTGGTCATGGCGTAACCTCTAGAGATATACCCTTAAACGAGCGGAGAAACAGAAGGGCCAAGTCCTAATTCTGGAGTAGTTTCCAAAGCCTTAAATGGACACCCCTTCCTAAGGTTCGTAGCAGCCAACGTAACGGCAGTAGTTGCTGCAACAGCAGCTAGTTCTTTAGTTAGAAAAGGTGGACTAAGACTAGCTAAAACAATAGATGATGCAGCAAGAATAGCTAGGCAGGACCGGAGTACAAAACTTCTCCACTAGAGCAGTAGAAAGCGTCGGTGAACTTAGAAGAGTCCTAGACATGATGCAGGGCGTCTCTAGGACGATAGATGATGGCGTAGACCCTGATTATTTTTATAAAAATTTAGTATTAGAAACAGCTGAAGGCGGATTAACAACAGGGTATTCTGACGCAGCTAAAAACGCACGCTACGGCATGCACTTCACTAACGAAGAAATAAGAGCAGCAGGACAGGGCATAACCAAAGAGCCTCCAGCGATATGGTCTGCTAGGGATGACATACAGCAAAGAATGGTAAGCGTAGGTAGGAAACTACCTTATTTGCTTCCCGCAATGTATGCAACGCAAAGAGGCGTTACAGATCCTTTATTTGGTAATAATAATCCAAACGATAAAGTTAAATGGTATAATCCAGTAGACGTTGTTGCAGATTTTGCTAAACAGTCTGTTATCAATACGTTTGGCGTTTTAGCTCCATTTGAAGCAGCTGGCGCAGCCACTACAACGGCAAGAAGATCCTTAGCAACATCACTGTACAGTGGGGCAAGCACTCCTTTCAAACAAAAAGTTCAAAAAGGTTTTGTTAATCTTGATACGATTTTAGGGGAAGTTGGTCACGATCTTTCTCAAGTAGTTAATAAAGTCATTAAAACATCAACCCAACTATCTGGAGCTTTTAATAAAGGAATAGAAACCGCAAGGCTTGATCAGCCTACACAAATGCAGGTCTTTAGAAACGTTAGACAGGGACTTGCTGCCAACAGACAACAAATGACTCTAACACAAATCGCAAAGAGCGCTTTTCTTGGTGATCCAAATGTTCAAGGTCCGGGAAGATATGGCCTCATTGACACTATACCGACAATGCGTGGATTTAGAACCGGGTTTGCTGAGTTTCAAACAAGATTCAAGGTAATTGGAGAAGGTTACGACGCTTTAACTCAATCAATATCTAATGATAAAGCTTTAAAAAATATTTCAAAACATTTTGAAAGAAAATATCCAGACGCTGGAGATAGAGCTGAAGCAGCAGCAATAGCTTTTGGTAGAGTAAAGGAAGATATAGCTTTCCAGCATGGAAGTAGATTATCAAATTTCGTAGCAACAGTAGACGACTTAATGGCTGGCCATAATACGTATGGATCAAGATATAGCACTAAAGACAGTAAGTTTTTTGAAGAACTATTAAGAAAAGAATTACGAGGACAGGTAGAACTTCATTTAAGAAATGAGGGAGTAACATCGTCTGCAGCAAAACTTTTTGCTTCTCAAGCACAAGTAAAGAAGATACCTAGAGGAGGAGCAAGGTTAGAAACGTCTCAGGTATTTGGCTTTGGAAAAGACGATATATTTAAAGAAGGTCCCGACTTCTTCAAAGAGATGGCCACACGTGCTGCTGGCATAAAAGGCTTAACAAATGAAAGCGGTTTAAGTGGAGATGTAATTGAAAGAGCATTAAGAAACGCAAATAATGTTTTTTCAAATAAAGACTTTCAAAAAAATCTTAAAACAAAAATCACTGGTCAGTGGAAAACATTTTACGAGCAAAGCTTAGTCAATCATACTGGTGGAATACTAAAGCCCGAAAGAATGCTTTTAAGAGACTTTAATGGATCTTTAAATTCTTCTCAAAAAGAGTATCTACAAAGAAAAGCTGCTAGCGTATTAGGTCTAAAACTTACAGACACAAATGGAAGAATGGTATCTAATGATATTGTTTCTAATCAACTAGCTAGAAACGGATTAGATTCAAACAACTTTACATCGCTAAGGGCTTTCCTTTTAAATAATAAACAACTTACAAAACCAACCTTGTCTTCTGGATATAGTTTCCTAGGTTTAAGACCGGTATCTTTTGATGAAGCTAGAAATAGAGGATTTTTTAATTATCTTGACGAAAGACAAAACAGGATTCTATTAGATATAAATAGACAAATGGGCTTTAATGACCCAATATCTAAGTCAATAGGAAACTCCACAGTCAATGGACTTTATTCAAATAGGACCGGACAGTTAATAGATACAACCAAGCTTACTGGAACTGTTAGATCTTTAGGAAACTTTTTTGCAAGTGAATTTGAAATACCAATTGTCCACCTAAATGCAAACTCGCTCTTTGGTCTTGGGCAGATGCAAGACATGGCAAAAAAGGGACCATTGCATTTTGTCCCAGGTGGAACAGTACAGCCCTTTGGCGAGATAGCAAAAAATCAAGACGCAGAATTTTTTATATACGAAACTAAAAGATCTTTCCTTAGAAAAACAAAAGGTACAGTAACTGCTTACATAAATGATGGGGCAGAAACAGTCGCAAAGAAGCTTCCGGGATATTATAGGCCTGGAAATAACTTAAGCCAAGGATTTATTGGAAGGCAAGCAAAATACGCTTCTGGATTAATAGGTGAAGCAATGTCCGACATTAGGGCGGGCAGACCATTGTCTTTAAGTCAAAGAATTAAATCAAGACTAGACTTTGCAGACGAGCAACAAACGTCCATTTTCTCGCTTGCAAAAAGATTTGCAAGAAGAAAATCAGATATAAATAATCCGACAGTAATAGCTGAATTATTACAAGAGAGAAAAACTAGATCAGGACTCAGATTAGACATTCAAGGAGAGGGTCCTACAGCAAGATTTTCCGTATTTGATAGAAAAGGAAAACTAGTAGCTGATAATGAACAGGTTTTAGCATCAGCGAATAATTTATTTAGTGGTACATCTAAATATGGCTTTTCGGATAGAGTCATATCTGCGGTTGAACAGTCTGCAGATAGAGCAGGTAATAAAAATTTATTTAGATTTGTTGAAAGACAAGGAACTTCACCCAAAAGTGTATCAGGACTAAAAACTGTCCAACAAGCTATAGAGTTTGCTAAAGACTTAAAGTATACAGATAGAGAAGTAGTTTCTTTACCGTCTGCAGTAAGAAGTTCTTTTTCTAGAATTGATGAAATATTACAGCAAGGCAACTTATTAGCAACTTCTCTTTCTGCAAATAGTTCGCCTAGCATCGGCACTAGATTAGACGAGCTAAAAAGCGAACTTTTTAAATACCTTGGACTAAGAAACGCTGCCATTCAAAAAGCAGCTGGAGCAGTACAAGAAGATCCACTAATCAGAATAGTTAATACAATAACTGAACTTAGAAGATCAGGAGCAATATCTCCAACTCAAGTAGTTGAGGCTCAAGCAGCAGCACTTTCTACTTTGTTTAGCTCGTCGTCTTTTTCAACTTATTCGTCAAGATCTACGTCCTTACAAAACGCTACAGCAACACTATTTAAAATAGCAACAAGTGCAGAATCATCTAAGGATATAAAAAATTTATTATCTCCAATTTCAGATGCTAATATAGCGTCTTTAACAACAAGCCTTAAAAGACCATTCTCAATTCCTGTTCCATTTTTTAGTAAACAATTTGGAGTAGCTCCGTATTCAACCTTAAATCAAAGACCAAATGCCTTAGGGTCCAATTCTGCAACTACGTTTATACCAACTTTTGGGACACAGTTTGGAAGAGATCCTTTTGCGGCAATAACGAGCGCTCTAGGTTTTACTACATATTCTAATCCTGAAGCTTTTTCTGGCTTATCTGTAATTCCTGGTCACTCCGTTGAAAGATTAAACAGATATTTTGGTACGTTAGGAATGCAGCTCGATGTTTCTAAGTACAAGAGTCCAGTAGATTTATATGTTAGAGGAATGGTTGGTAAAAGAGTACTGCCAATAGTTGCTGGAGGATCCGCTGCCTTAGCTGCAGATAGAACTATCGGTGGCTATATGAACGATAGAGATATTAATAATGAAAGAGTTTATTCTCCATATTTCTTAGGGGGAATAGCAACTGGAGTTGTTGAAGCTCAATCAATTCTTGCGGGAGCAATTCCTGGCGGAATGTCTTATGATGAAAAAAGAGAAGAACTAACTGAGGGTGAAGTACCAATTAGGCAAGGGCGTTTTTGGCCACTTGGAAACACTCCATTTAAGGGTGGAAAAATACAATACTACAGGCCTTCTTGGTATAGAAAACTTCAAGCTGGAGCAATGTTCACTTCGGATACGTATGGAAGTCCCGCAGAAAAACTTCTATACTATAATGATTTTTCTCCACTAAGACCATTAGATCCATATAAGTTTGAAAGAACCCATTACAGCACAAGGCCATATCCTTTAACTGGAGAATACTTTACTGGACCATGGGGGCCGTTAACTTCTGTACTTAATTCAACTGTTGGAAAGGTACTAAAACCTCAACAGACAATGCATGAAGAGCAACTTCAGGCTGGATTAGTTAATTATACTAGAGTTGGTCAATCTGGAGCTTTTGATACATCTGGATTTTTGCTTACTCAAAAGGGATCTCAAACATTAGCTAAGGATTATCCTTATATCTCTTCAGTCCAGGGAGAAGCATACGCGTTTAGTTCTTCTGGTTCTGTTAGGTCAGATTTATCTTCAATAGATGCAATAGCAAAAAATCAAAGCAACATTGCAGTTGGATCTGTCATAGGTGGAATTAACCAAAGCAATGTATCAGCCTCTGCTTCGCCTCTAAATACAGCTAATCAAGATATAGGGGAAAGAATATCTCTGCAAAACAGATTACTGACTAATGCAAGTTATGGAATACCAAAGTTGTCTGGTGCAGTTCCTCCAAGAATTGTTCCTACAGGTTCGCCATTAGAATATGGTGGACTGCCATTTCAAATTTCAGAATCAGCCTATAGAACTCAAGAACTATTGGGTATATATGGATTTATGAGTGCATCTTTGAGAGAAAAATTTGGATTTGGAGAGTCTGATTTCACTCCGCAAAGAAGCGTATTGCAGTCAGCATCAAAGGCATATGGAACAGGAAGGGCTTTCTGGGATTTAAACCTTGGTGGCATGGGTGACGTACCGCTTCCGGGGCAAGGTCCATTAGGCAACATAGAAATATCAGAAGTAATTAGACGTTTCATTCCTAAAGAAAGAACAAACGTTGATTATATCAACCCAATACAAAACAGAATGGGTCAACAATATCCGTTTCTTCCAGGACCAGATTATTTTATAAATTTTAAAGCAGGAGATCCATATACTAAAATTCAAGAAGGAGAGCTTAGGCTTCCTGGAATTGGATACGAAAGATTTAATACTCCTAGCTCAGACGAAACTGGTAGGTATGGTTTAATTGATCAATTTAATATCCTTGGAGATGTTGCTCCGTATTCTCCAGAATTTAGATCTCTTAATAGGCAGATTAATTATAAAATAAGAACACCAGAAGAAAGAGCTAAAGTAGAAGAAACAAGAAGGCAAGTAGAAGAACAAACAACTAGAGAAGATTTTTCCCCATATCAATATAGGTATTCTTCAGCCGAAGAAAAAGGAATGGGAAGAAGCAAATATTATTTGAATAGAGCAGCAGAATATGTTGCACATAGAGACACTATTTTTAATACAAAGTTTGCACCAAAAAGAACAGCAGCGGAAGATTGGGAAAGACAGCATATATATGGAACTACATTTCCAGAATGGCAAAGACCATTTGAAAGTTTCATATCTCCAATGATATATAAGGCTACGCAAAGAAATCCTCTACTTGGAGCATCTGTTGTTGGAGCTCTTGGTTCTGCATTTGGTGCAACGCCCAGGGCAAAAATTGTTGGATCTTTTCTTGGAGCAGTAGCTGGAGCAGCTGCTGGAACTTATGGAAATGTAACTGAAGCAATTACTGGAGAAAGGTTTATTCCACAAGAGCGAAAGAAGCAAATGGCATTAGAGGAATATGTTGATATATTAACGTATACAAAAAATATGTCCATAGCTTCACAGGCACAGCAGGCTGGAGATATGGAAACTGCAAGAAAATATAAAACTGCAGCTGGAAGAACTATGTATGGAGCCGATATATATGGAGCATCTGTAGAAACTTTATCTTTAGCAATACCAAAAAGAAAAAGAGAGCACTTTAAAGAAATGCTCAATGCCCCAGCTGAAGAAAGAGAAAGAATACTTTCAACTGCTCCAAGATTGGAAAGAAGAATATTTGAAGCAGCTTGGGGTATGAAAGTAGAAAAGAAACCAGACTTAGCTGAATACTTTAGTAACCGAGAACTTCCAGGGCCGGAATGGGAAGGTTGGCATCCAAACACAAACATGGAGCACGTAAAGATAAAGATAGGTCAATCAATGGGTATAGAGATGTCTCAAATGGGTTACTATCCTCAGCAGATAAAAGAAGCAAATCTAGTTAATCCTAGTTATCCAACAATGCTTTCTATGTCAGGCGGTTCTGACACTAGAGCAAAACTAAGAAGATTAATGCTAGATATGGGAGTTGACGGATCCGTTACTCCAGTATTTACTCCGTTTCCAGGAGAATCAATAGATATGTCAGTAGGAGTTAGAGCCTAATGGTAGCGAGAAGACCAATAAATCCTGGTAATATATCTTTATCAATTGATAGCATTTTATCAAGATATGGCGATCAAGATATTGGAAAAGCAATATTAAAAAACTTAGTAGAACAAGGGCCATTAGGCGTTGGTAATGTTCTAAGACTAGAGGAAAGAGATATTCCAACAGTAGACGCATCTGGTGCAACTACTGGCACTAGACGAGCACTTCAGGTTATATTTAATCAAACAGGTCAAGCTTTTGATAGCCTAGAAGAAGCAATGAACATAGCTAATTCTAGGGGTATAGTTTCTTACTCCAGGCTTTCTAAGAATCCTGAAAATATGATCGGTAGGCAGCTTCCGTTTGGCGGTGTTCATTCAGATATGAGAAGAATTAATATGATCATTAAAAGAGCAAAGCTAAACCCTTCAGGAAAGGAAGCAAAAGACCTAAAGAGACTAGGACTAGGTCAACTTATAGACGACGCAGAAATAACAACAAGGAATAGTCAAAGGGTCCTTTCTGAGTTCTTAGAAATAAGACCATCTACAGTCAAAGTGCCACTTGGTGGGAAAATTCAAGATTATTTAACCAACTTTACCAATCAAAGTGGAAGTTTAATGGGAACTCTTTTAGAGGGCGATGACGGTTTTACTTTCTATCAGTATTCTTTTCCAAATAAAGGCTTTCTTGATCAAGATCAAATTTTGAAACTAAGAGCTTACGCTGGTCTTCCAGAAATCGATACTCAAACTTTAATTGACAGTTTAGCAAAAGGAGTTAGCGATAAAGGAATAGAATCAAAGGTAATGAAAATAGGAAAAAGACAAAAGGGTACATATTCTCCTAGGCAGCTGTCTGTTACTGAAAAAGGTCTATCAACATTTCTTCGAGCTGGTTTCACAGACATTGATGACTTTGCAAAGTCAGTACTAGTCGTTGATACTAGAGCAGAATTGCTATTGGCCGGACTATCTTCCAAGACTACCAATGCTAAAGTTAGCGGAAGACTAGCAGCGGCTTATAATAATTTAGATTATAATTTTTATGGCAATATAGGAATAGCGGAAAGAGATGCTCTTGAAACTTTTGGACAGGTTACGAAAGATTTAAACCAGTCTGATTATAATGAATTAGCTTCTATTTTAGACAAAGTAAAAGGAAGAGCTAATATAACAAAAGAATTTGAGAAAGCTGTTAAAAGTAGTAGTAATTTAAGCGACGATGTTAAAAGTAGAGTTGAAATACTTCTATCAAAAATGGAAGTACAAGTAGATGGTGCACTTAGAGGATCTAGAGAATATTTTGATAAGTACGCAGCAAATTTACAACAAACTTATGATCGTTTAAATACTAAAAGAACAAATTTAACGGCCACAGAATCAGAACTTAGACGTCTAGATGATATTGAAAAAACATTAAGGTCATTTGCCAAAATGGGAAAAGATGGCAAGTGGGTTACTGATGAATCTTTATATGGAATGACGGCCAGAATAAACTTTAACGAAGCAAATCAAACGCCACAAGCAAAAGGTAGACTTGGTTTTGTTGATAATATAGTGACAAAAAGCGGAAAAGCATATGCGTTTATAACTCCTGACGTTAACATTAAAAGAGAAACATCATTAGCTCAAGGTATATTCTTAGACGTTTTAGGTAGAGACAAGGGAATTGAAAAAATTATAGCACCGGATATTCAAAGCTTAATTCAATACTCTTCATCTTTTTTAGACATAGACGAACTTACAGGAACTGCGGCAGTGCCTAAAGTAACTCAAGTGTATATACAGCAACAACTTCAGGAAATGCAAGAAATACTTAGCTCAAAGATAGTTCCATTAGATGTTATAGATTCAATAGTTCAAAAAATGGAAACTTCTACAGAAGCAGCTTTTAATCAAACATATAGAGCAAGCAAAAGAGGAAGTCAATTAACTCATCAAATGGCAGTTAAAGAAATGAGAGATGCGCTTTTTAGTGGAAGATGGGAAAATAATCCGCAAGTTTTAAATGCTATATTTAATGAATATATTAGCCGAACCTATAATGTTAAAGCAGTCCAATCAAGTGGAAGAACAAAAACATTTGTAATACCAAAAACTCCGGATCTCTTTAGATTTGACATAGAAAGCGAAGCATCATCGCTAATGGGTACAGACGCTACTAGGCTTTTAAACTTTGCTGGTAGAGACATAGACAAAATACAACTAGATGGCGCAACAGCTAACATAGAATTGCCAGTAACTAGAATTAAAGATCATAGAATGCTATTTTCTGCAATGAACTCAGTTAAATATCAAGCAGCTCATGGTGGTTTCGACTTTGACGACAAAGGCATGCCAAGCTTAAGGTCCTATGTTGATACTGGAAGTGGAGAAAGAAGATTAGCATTATTTGCATTCAGGCAGCCTCCCAGCATCGCAGAGTATACAGTTAATTCTTTCATAAAAGATCAAGACACACTTATGGCTTTGTTTGGTCATAATCAAAAATTTATGGATAGCTTCAGGACATTAGCAGAAGAAGATGCAGAAGCAGCAGAACTTTTAAGGTATATGGAAATGACTCCTACAGACAAAAAATCTGGAAGAGAATTTGCAAAACTTCACGCAAAATATGCAGGAGTTCAAGTATCGCCACAAGATATTAAGGCTGGTAATTATTTTGGAAGTATAGCCTCGGGTGCGGCTGATGAGGCAGTATTTAGAGGAGGCCAAGTTCAGGCAGATAGAGTTTTAATATCTGCTTACGAAAGAACTTATGGTACAGCTCCAACAGAACTTGCAGGCTTTGTAAAAAGGGCTTTAATTAGGACTAAGTCAGGATCTCCAATGGTGCTTGATGAAGAAGCTTTTAGAAAACTTAATACAGCAGATAAGCTAGAAGCAGCTCCACATTATATTCAAGGAAAAGTATTTAGATTATTTGCGGACTCAAAAGAAGTTCCATTTTCAGCTGAAGAAAGATCAGCGTTTGAAACAGTTTTTAATAAATATGGAATCACTTCAAATTTAACACCAACTATGGCGGAAGATTCCTATAGAAAAGGTCTAAGCAACGTATTTACAAATTTGTCTAATAATCCAAACGTTTCAACAAACGCAGCTGCCTTAGCAGAAATGAACGCAATTGCAAGTAAATATAAATTAAGATTAACTATGTCAGAAGGAGAGGGGATACTTGGTTCTTACATTAATACCCTAACTGCATTAGGTTCTTCTGTTGAGCAGTTTGATGATGTAGTTAATCAATTAAGAGGCTCAGGTATGGGCGAAATTGCAGATTCAATAGATAAACATTTAGCAGCATTTATTATTGGATCGGAAAATGCAATTGACTTTACAAAGGCAGCTGGAGGAATGACAATAAGAGGTTTAAATGACTCCCAAAAAGCAAACATGATAGTAAAATATATGGCGGAAGCAGCAGCACTTTATGGAGATACTATTGACGAAAAAAAGTTTGCTGCAACGCTAGCTGATTTAGGAATAACAAACATCAATGAAGCTGGAACATCAAATATAGTTAATTTAGGAAAAAGAATTGGCTTTATGAAAACAGCTGGAGAAATGCTTGGCATAGAAGAAATGAGAAGATTTGGTATAGATCCGACGCTAGTACAAAGAAGCCTATCTGGCAAAAGGGCATTAGAAGCTTTACATCAAGGAATCATGAGTGGGGCTGACATAGCCCTTAGTCAAATAAAGAATACAACAGCGGATCAAATAGCCAAAGGCGAAGGCATAAGAACTCAATTTGAAGCGCTAGAAAGAAATTCTAAAGAGCTACAGGCAGCAGTTTCTTTGTCTGCAAATAGCAGGTACGCAGGGTTGTCCATTCAAACAACTTATGGAAGATTGGTTCAATCTACTTTTGGTGCAATTTCTAGAGAACAGCTATTAATGAGAAAAGCCTCTGACATAGACTCTTTCTTTTATAAAAGACAAAAAGGAATAATGCCAACAGACATAGTTAATGTGGCTGAAAGAATAGTAGAAGACTTTAAAGCAGATTTTGATAATATACAGGGCTTTGTAAAATCCCAAATGCAAGACATGGGAAACCTTACAAGCGAAGCTCAAGCAAGAGAGCAATTAGCTAAATTCGATCTTGCCGCAAAGTACGAAAAGCGTATTCAAGAAGGTGTTGAAGAATTAAGAAGAGTAGGCTACTCAGGAATAGAAGATTTAGATTTAGCAGACGCTATAGCATACGCTGGTAGAATGAAAAAAGTTGGTAGAGCAAGTTTAGAAGATTTTGTAATGGGATCGGATCCAAGAGCTGAAGCTTTGATTCCCAGACTTTTTGCCGATGCAGATCTCAGAAGAAGATATACAATTTTGGCAACTTCTAATGACTTTAAATCAAGCAAATCTTACAAGCTTCAACAAGTCATGGATAGAGCATTGGGCAGATTGGGTCCAAGCGCTAGAACAAGAATAGAGGAAGGATTAACTGATTCTGTTTCTATAATGAAATTTTTACGTAGAATAGGTGACAATCCTAACTCAATTAGAACTGCAAAAAATGTTCCTGGAGCAACTGTTCAAGAGCTAGTTAACGGAATTATGAGTATAGATGATTTTAATAGATTAGTTGGAAAAAACATAAAGAACGTTGGAGCAAGTGCTATCGGATCCTTTGCGGATAAAGATTACGGTGTATTAAATTTAACTGGCGCAGGAAGAACCGCAAAAAGAAAATATCAAACAATTTACGATGATATTAAGAGAATGTCAAATCAAGCTGAGTTAGACGAGTTTGAAAATGAAGTAAGATATGCAGATGGTATAATTGGCGATTTAAATACTCTATATAACGCAAGGGCCAGGGGATTAGAGGGTAGATACATGACATCGTCTGGAGATATAGTTCTACCAAAATTGACAAGCAGTAGAGCCGGTATGGCTGGTGCTACTCAGGCAATAGAAGGTCAAAAGTATAAAAGATTATCTTCTTTAATTGAAGACGGCACAATAAGAAACCTAATGCAAAAACCATACATGCAAGGCACCGCAATGGCAATAGCTGGCTTAGCTGCATTTGGTCTCATATATTCTGCAGCAAAAGACAGAACGCCAGAAGACATGCAGGGTCCTCCACTGCTGCCTGGAGGAAGTGCATACGAAACTGGGTATCCTGGAAATACTTTAAACCTTCCAATACCTCAAGATTTATTAGCTTCTAATCAAAATGGCGTTACATATAAGGTAAATGTTTCTGGCAATTCTGAAAACGCTAGAAGATTTAGTGAAGCAGCAAGATCAATGTCTTCAGGTTCTTCTTCTATAAATTACTATAATAATATTCCAAATTTGTCAAAAGATCCATATAAACAAATTGGAGAATCTTTTTAAGGACCTTAAATGCGCGATATAATTTCTCAAAATAGAGAGCTTTCCAACGCCGGAAAGACGCCCAAGGATACTAGCCCAAGAGTAGAAAAGGCAAACCAAGATTCTGGTTCGGTATCATCTTCAAAAAATCCGAATAGTAATATTAATGAAAACAAAAGAAAGATATCAAACTCTGCCCGTAATGCAGTAATAACTTCCGGCAGACCCTCTTTTGAGGGGTATATGAATTCTTCATCTGCTCATATATCGGTAAATGGATCTGGTTATTCAAATAGATCAGTACAAAAAGCTAGATATAAAGAAAATAATACTCAAAAATTTATTGAAAATAAAAGTAATTTACTCTCAGCATTAAAAACCAATAGTTCTTCTGGTATAATAAATAGGCATTCTGAGTTTAATTCGAGTGGAGTATTTTCAGAAGGTTCTTCAAGTCAAAGAATTTCAAACATACTAAATAATAATAGTTTAATTTAAAGGTATATATGGCTAATAATGAAAGAGTAACAGAAACAGAAGCTACAAGTTACCTTCAGAATTTCTTTGCGAGCTTACAATTTAAGACAAAAATTGATGTTGATGGCGAAGAAAAAATTATAGACGGTTACGAAATTACATTAGGTAAAACTCTATACGATTATCTTTCATTGAATCATACCATCCCATCAAACATTGTTGGTTTGAAGATGGCGGATTTTTACAGTAGACCGCTCCTAGACGCAAGAAAATCATTAATTAGCACGGATGCAACAAGGGATATATTTTTTACAAATACAAATCCAACTACTGAAGAAGGAAGAAACATTGCCAACACAGGCCTTTATTATAACAGTAAAACAAAAAGGTTTACATACTATCAAAGTAGCGGAGATAAGCAACATAGATTAAATACCGAAAATATAATAGATCCAATAGACTTTTTTGAAATAATATCGCCACACGATCTTGATTTTACCAAGAGTCAGGATATAGAAAAGTTTAATTATTTACATAGTAGAGTTACACAAAATGGTTTAATGAGAATTTTATTTTTTAAACCACAAATACAAAAATTTGCCCAAAAAAGATATGTCAATAAAGACGCACTTCAAAAGTCTGCACTAAACGCATTAGATCCATCTGGTTCAGACCTAGAGTGGATCAATATGCTCTTAGAAGCATATAACATCTTAATTAAAGATCCAATTTTAACATATCAGATATATCAGTTTATGCCAAACCTGGCAAAGTTTTTGTTTGATGCAATAGCAGCTACAGCAGACTACTCAAATGATGGAATGGGCGGAGATACTAGTGACCCATTAAATGATCCAGTTCAAATAGCCCTAAGAATGTTTAGATCTTTTGGTCTAGATAAAGATGGAGAGCCGGTATTCCAACCAGCTTGGACATTAATTAACACTGGAATAAGAATACAGAAAGCTTTAGAGCAGTTTCCGTTTAGAGCAAATATACCACCTAGAACTCCAGATATATTTCACCTGAGGATAGGTGCTTCAAACTTTTATGTGCCACCAGTATCTATTAATGTTGATACCAACTTTAGAACTGGAAGCCTTACTGGTGGAGCAATCAGGCAAAAAAATACTCCAAAATTCAATACAGGATACAAAGATACTACAATTTCATTGAGATTGTATTTTCCAAACTATGAAGAAATATGGGGAATATCAATAGTTGATGGTACAAAAATAGATCTTACACAAGGAGATCAGTTTAAGGTAGATTTTAGTACTGATTCAGAAGATAGGATAGACAAATTCCTTTCTTCATTAAGAGGACTTGTGGCTATGTTTAAGTCTTCTCCAATTATTCCGATTAAAAACGACTACCTAAATAGGGTTCATGGAATCACTGGCGTAAGCTTAGCGAATATGTCCATGTCTACTATACCAAGTTTCCCATTCTGTCTTGTTGTAGATTTAGAAATGAAAGCATTTAACCATAAGCCATTTCTGCCGATGATAAAAGACTTTAATCAGGCAGTTCATTGGGGTAAATACAGACACTACATGGGAAGAGCAGCTTCTGTTCTAGACAAATATATCAATAATAAATTCTTGGTTAATTCAGTCGTTGACATGGAGCCGGAAGGGTATAAAGATGTAACACTGCCAAACACAAGCAATCAAGAATCCAGCAACCCAGTAGCGTCAACTACTGATAATGTTGAATCTGAAAAAACTACAGCTGATACATCTATAGATGAAAGTACGTTTTCAACTGTTTCTGTAGATCCATACAACGATTGGAAAAATGGAAACAATATTGAAATCTACATGCCAGAAAGAGTGCAGAGTAAAATATTCAGTCCAGATACATCAACGTTTAGAAGTGCGCAAGAAAAAATTTTAACAGACACCAGTAGGGGAATGTGGAACTCGTTACTGTACGTAATGGGAATAGACGTCAATGAATCAGCTGGCTATGGAAGAACTTTAGACAGTGTTGTCAATACAACTCTTGACAAAGTATTTAATCCGAGTTTAAAAAGAAAGGTTACTACAGCGCTTGATTTACTTTTGGCTGGTAGGGGTTCAGAAGGAATAAATGAAAAAGTTTACGATTACTTAGCTAACGTATATATATTAAATAATCCAACAATATTTAATATTCCCGGAGGAATTGAGTACATTCTAAGAAGATCAACAGAAGCACCTTCTAATGACTATAATGACTTTAAGCTCCCCAGCATGCCAAGGGACACCACCACTGGAGAAAATAAACAAGGTGTTACATTAGTAGAGGTTAGAGCATACTTAGAAAATCAATCAAATGGTGAGTCTGGTTTATTAAATCTTTTAATAGAAGAAATTGTTCAAGAAAAGTTAAATGACAAATCATTGAAATTATCTGAAGAGGAAGCAAGAATTCAGGCAAAAGAAGACTTGGTTGATTCATTTAATAAAACTCTTTATGAAAGATTCTTTATAGCAGGACCCATAAAAGACTACATCGACGCTGCCCAGGCAAAAGAGGGTTCTATTTCATTTAATGAATGGGAAGTTCCCATGATAAAAGTTGATTTAAATCCAAAAAATGTCATAGTTGATGGAATAAGTTTAACCATGGGCAATAACTTGGTTCCACTTCAAGTGCAGATGCAAGACGAGCCAACTTATCAACACATTGGCGGAAAAGATACATACGTAAGTATGTCTTTGACTATTTTTGGCGAAGAAGAATTAATAAAAATTAGAAATATATTTGAGCACATAAGTGGCCTTGCAAGACTAGAGCACGCAGCCGGGGTTATAGGTTTTCTTGGAATAAAGAATATTATATCCGCACTAGCTGGAGTAAAGTACGTATTGCCATTGAGATATAATGTTGATACAATACCTAATTTTCCTCATGTATATAAAGTTCAACTAACACTAGTTGACTTTGATATATTCCAGCAAAAGAGAGAAAAACTTTCCAGCATTCAACAGCAGAAATTTATTGAAGAGTTTGCTACGAAGAAGAATCCATTTTTAAGATTAAAACAATTATGGGGTATGTTTAATGGTTATCCAGATCTTCCATTAGAAGTTTACGATAAAGATGGAAACGTAGTTGGATGTCTTGATCCAGACTACTATTTTAGAAGTTTTGAAATGTTGGACAGAGATGTCGTTAATAATCAATCAATCCAAGAAGCAGCCAGATTAACCGCTTCATTTAGCTCAGAAAAAAACGACACTCGCAGTGAAGCGGAAAGATTAAAACAAGACGAAAATTATGTAAATGAAATAGTAAAATATTTACAGTCAGATCAAATAGAAGAGTTGACAGTTTGGGCCGAATCAAATCAGCTTAGTCCCAGTCAATTATATTCTTTAATACAAAAAACAATCAAAAAGTATAGCAGTCTTAGCGAATCTCTATTATTAGATTATGTTAGCTCTTTAACTTTTGAGGATAAAATATATATATTTACAGATACTAATTTCTCGGTTCCAATGGGACAATTCCAGGTTGGGGAAATAACTTCTGGAACAAGAGAAAAGTTAGAAAAAACTCTTCAAGAGGTTTTAAATCAAACTAAAGAAGACGACAAATATATCAGTATCAATCCAGATAATTTAACAGAAGGTATAGACAATCTAGACAACGAAGAACTATTAGAGTATTTCCATGGCATGGTATACGCAATACCGGCGTTAGAAGAAGGATATTCAGATAAAGTTCCAGCTATGATGCAGACTGCAGCGGGATATAATTTTGGATACCTAGATAGACAAGATGGCAGGTTCTATCTTCAGAATAATGATTTTAATGTTAAAAAATCAAAAGATGATAAAAACAATCAAAAAAATAATGTTCACTTTACAAAAGTAGCAGATACACAAACGCCAGACAATCAAGCAACCAACGCACACATGGCAGAAGTGGGAACTAAAGCATTAGCCGAGTATCAATATGCCTATTCCTCTGGTGGAAGAGAAGCAGAATCAATAGGTCCAAATAAGGGTGATCAATTTTCCGTAACAAAGCATTGGGAAAAAATGTTATCGGATACATCTTATAGAGATATATCGGGAAGAATGATTCGAGCATATCCAACCTACATGTTATGGCTAATAGATGAAGGTGGAATGTTTTTCGGCACAAAAGTCTTTGACAATTTTTATGGCCTACAATCTATAATAGATTTTTCTATAGTTCAGTCAGAAGATATATTAGGCGATACTCTTATATTTAGAGTCTCTAATATGTATTCTAAATTAAATAGACCAGAAACAAGTAGAATATTTGAGCCAGGTGCTACGTCTGATCCTTCAACATTTAATATGACTGAAGGAATTGGTAGAATAATAGACACACTGCTCAATAGATCAAGAAATTTTAAAGCTCATTTTGACAATAAATATGTTGTAGACATAGAAAACATAAGACTAAAGCCTGGAGTTAGAGTTCACTTAAGAGGTGGTTATGGGTCAAATCCAAATTCACTTCAAACACTATTTAACGGAATGATTACCAATGTTGAAATGGGAGAAATAGTTACCGTAACCTGCCAATCAGACGCCATAGAACTTAGTCCAATAATAAATTCTGCAAACAAAAAAGGCGATAGCGGAAAGATAGATGGTGGAATAAATACTGGAATGTTTTTGTCGGAACCTAGAGACTTAATGGTTAAGCTTCTTTCTATGGGAACTTCAAGGTTTAGAGAAGCTTTTGCCCATGCAACTAGGGGTACTGTTTTCTCTGAAAATAAATTTGGAATCAGGCACTTTGGTTCCATATTGTACGAGCCACTTAACGAAGTAGAGGCTCAAAAAAACAAAGCAGTAAGAGACTCGTTTAAAAACGCAATAGATGCAGTTAGTGACGATTCATTTGGTGTCTCTAGTTTAATAAAAGGCGCATGGAATAACACTCTTGGAAGTTATAATGGAGTGGATCTTGCAATCACTGGCGCTGCAGCTGCAGCTGGAGCTGCTACTGGTGGATTAGGCGCAGGAATGCTGGCTGGTGCTGCTGGCGGATTTTTAAGAAATCCTATGGTTGGACACATGAGAACACTTATGGCTAATCTTTCTACCCAAAGAGATTATGAAATCTTTAAGAGAAATATATATCCAGGTAATGGACTTGGTGTTTCTCAATTCCTCGGTGGAGACCTTGATTCTGGATGGTCTACAGCTGCAACTGCAAGTCTTGATGAGTACGATAAATTAGGCGAAGAAAGAAAGTCTTACTTGAGAAGACTAGGAGACGCTTCGTGGGATTTTGCAATACAAAGAAATAATCCTTTAGTTTCAGCTATAGCACAAACAAATAATAATAATATTTACAATAGCAGTAATGCCGTAGGGTCTGCTCAGGCCCTATCTGTAGCTGCAGCAGCTGCCGGAGTCGGATTAATTGCAGTGGGAATGCCCGTAGTTGGAAGCGCAATGTTGGGATCTGGATTACTAGGCGCAGTAAATGGAAGATCAACTGCAGCAATATTTGAAACAATGGGATTACTGTCTTCGTTGGACGACGATCTTCCTGGCTTTGATGAAGTCTCCTTTAGAGCACAAACCTACATGAGATCAGTATGGGACATGTTTCAGATGTGCGCTAGACTTCTTCCAAACTATATAGTTGCAATTAGACCGTTTGAAGATAGATCTACAGTATTTTTTGGTAAACCACATTGGCTCTATACTTCGGGCGTTGTTCCTGTTTCGACCGGTTTCCTAAGTGAGGAGTCGGCAATAAGAGCTGGCAAAAAATATAACGGACCAAAGGTTCTTGACAAAGATTCAGAGCTAGTAGAACTATTGGACATAATTAACAAAGGTTCTAGCCCGATGGCGGATGCAACTGCGTTTACTCAAAACTTTGAACCACTCAACGCTGCAAAACAACAGCAAGAGTTTATGTACTCTGGACAGTATGAATACGCCCCACTTGAGTATATAAAGAATCCAAAAACAGGAAACTATGAAAATAAATTAATTAACTTTCAAGATCCAAGAAGAATGTTTTATTATGATGAGTCACAAAAAAGAATAGCAGCTAGATTACCTTTAAACAAAGGTACAGTGTCTGTTGGTTTCCACCTTCCATTTGGAAAGCCTGGCTTAACAGAAATTGATATAACAGAAATGTCAAGTGGCCATAGGCAAATACCGCAACTTCCATTTAGATATCAATTTCCATATTTTACAGATAGAAAAACTGGCTCGTTTGATGGAATCCATAGTAAATATATTTTTAATTCTAATATGGAATCACTTATCTCTTGGGATGTCGATGAATTTGTCCATATCAAAGAGGGTAAGGAAGTTGATTATTCGGGCGAAAAGACAAAAACCAACTGGACTGGTGGACAAAACTATTTCAATCTATTAGCCGCAGAGTTTAAAGTTCTATCGCAAAATTCTTCTGGATTAATAACTCCGTCAAGTGATGAGTTTTCCAATGGAAAAGAACAAACTTCATTTACTCAAAATTTATCAGCTTTTCATTTTACTTCTAGTCTACTAACACAAAATAGCGAACTTGCATCATACGGAAACATACTTCTTAATACAGCTTTTATGGACGCAAATAGTACAGACGCAAATTTCAAATTTGTTGTAATGCCGTTCCCTTCGTGGGATAACATGAAAGGGGCTACGCAAACTGAATTTGAAAGTGTAGATGCTGCTGATCCTAGCGAGTTTTATGGAGGAAAAATAACACCAACAAATGATGATTCAAACAATAAAACTTTTGAAATAGCTAGCAATTTTGAATTTAAACAAAGCCTAAGAAATAATCTTGTATCTAGAGAAAAAAAGATATACTCAGAATGGGGTATGCCAGAAACAGCAGAAGATGAGCAGTTCTACGTTGCAATGAAGTGGCCATATAAGCCAGAGTGGTTTGATGACATAAACCTAAAAATGGGTTATGCAAATCAATATGGCAATACCGAAACAGGCCTATTGCCCCCTGGTGCTAATAAAGATGACGTCAATACTTGGGGCCTTTATGGATCTGCGCAAGACTATAAAAATAGAAAAGTTTTAATATATAGCCCAACAACAAATACGGCTGTATGCTGCAGGCCAGCATACTTCCTATGGGGTAATCAAAAAGATCAAATATTTAATGATAAAAATATAAATAGCGTAGACGTAAATGCCCTCGATATAAATAACGGCAATCCGTACATAGACGCAGTTGTATCTCCCGATGCTGCGTATCATTTGGGCATACTAAACACATATGGGGTTGTGGATTACGAAAGTAGCGATTATGCAAACTACGGTTTTGAAATGGGCCAGCTAACAAATAATCAAATAAGAAATACCGTTCTTAAAGCTATGGCAAAATTAGTTTATGGTGACGCTGACTACGATTTTTATTCAGATGATAAAACATCGGAATTAAACAAGTTTTTAGGCACTTCCGTAGTTCCGTACGCAAGGTCCTGTTACTTTACGTTTGTTGAAGATGATTTTCCTCTTGGTGTTATACCTGCAACTCACATAAAATCAAAACTATACAATTACGAACAAACAAATGATAATCAAACAAAATGGAACGCAGAAGAAAATTATATTATTGGATTTGGAAGTCCAAAAGATGGCGAATTATCAGCTCTGTATAACGGCGGAAACGATGCAGGACTATTTACAGATTTTCAAAAACCAAATTCTAATGAAACATACAGATCATTTGGCTATTTAGCAGATGTACTAAAAGATCCAAGTATTATAAAATCAAATGACGCAATTGTTAAAAATATATTTGCTCCCAAAGAAAGCATATACTTTGCAAACGCACAAGAAGCAGCAGCCGATGCAATAATTGGCGGAAACTGGATTGGTTGGTACGAATCTGTATTAAATGGCGAACTTAATAAAATTAGTAAAGATGAACTGTACAAGGTTTTAGATGGGGAAGTTGACACTTTTAAAGATAACGACTCAAAAAACAGTGGAAGAGTAACATTTAAAGATGTATTTGATCAATCAGATTTGACTATTGCCATAGAAGCTAGACGTAATTATGACGAAGATTATGATCCAAATGTAAAAGTCATAGCTGGAAATGGAAGAACATTAGCAGAAGCTAGAGAAATTTGGGATTTCTTCAGAGTCAATTTCCACGACGAAAGAATGGTAAAAGCTCTATTTTACGAAGCCTATGCACTAGATCCAGATGATGAAGAGCCTCTTCCAGATTTTATTATTGATTTGATTATGAATAATGAAAAGAGCTTGGAAGAAACAAATATATTCCAAAGATACACAGAAAAACAAATTGCAGTTCCAAAAAGAGGAACTGTAACTCAAACTGGAGTAGACGCTTCTGAAAATTTTGAAATTCTTTTAGGAGAAGAATTTATAGATGGCACAAGAACTTATCGAGTTCCTAAAAGCGGTACCCAAGAAGTAAACAATGAAAATGCAGCAAAGCTGACAAAAGAGGCCATTCAGTTCAGCGCAGAAAAATTCTTAGATTACGAAGCTTCATATGATCCAGAAACCGGCGCTATTAGGAAGGGTGAAGTTCCTGGTTTATTTCAAGATCTCGATTATGCAATAGTAAGCAAGTATGCAAATCTTTCTGGTTTGATTAGATTCTTGATAGAAACACCAGTTAAAACGGACGAAGACATCAATGAAGTTACAAACCCAATAACTAAAAATCTTATTTCCTTAAGAGCTCAGCTTGGTATTAAGAACCAAATGACAGACAAAGAACGAAAAGAAATCTTATCAAAAATTAATACCCCAAGAAAACTATACCTTTTTATAGTTGGTTGGTTTAGACAGGTTTTGTGGTCAGATTCATACAATAGAGCTTGGCTAGTTTTAGTTCCAAATAGAAGACTTCAACATTATTCTAGCAATCCTTTACTTTTTGGAAGCATTGGAAATGGTGGCTTAAAGAGGTCCGATGGCAAATGGGACTTCTCTCCAGTATATAAAGCATGGCAAGCTTTCGTTGATCCAAATTCCTCATACGCAAAGAAGCCAGAGCAATTTAAAAAGTTCCTAGTTTCAAACGCAAAAGAAGGAGACAGTGCAACTAGTTGGTTTAGCGCTGCATTCTCTGATACAAAGGACTTCTGGGATAAAAATATTGGCATATACTTTACAGCTATATCAGATGGTTTAAGTGGTTTATTAAATATGTTTAAGCTTTCTATGGCTCAAATGGGCTATGGTTTAGCTGAAATAGACAATCTTAATAAACAGGCTAATGTTTTGAATAAGTATTTAAATGACTCAATATATTATTCTCTTGGAAATCAAGGAACACTCTTAAGAGCTGTCGATAATCCATTTACGAGAGAGTATGGAGAGCCAGTAGTAGAAGTAAGGGAGCCATTTCAAAGGATTCATTATCTCAGTTCTTTTACTCATATTCTAAATAACAAAATTCAAGAGAACATAAACGACGTTGCTACAGTTGTTACAGCAGTTTCTGATGGAAAATATCCAGTAACAGTAGCTTTGGATAAAGCTGCGTCGCCCGAAAGGCAGACAGAAAAAACTGTAGAAACGGGATTGTATTTCGATAACATTAGAGGATCTGGATTTTTTGGAATATTGCACCCAGCTTTTCATCCGTTTGAAACTATTAGAGGAATATCAAAAATGGCACAAGGCGCGCCAGACGAACTTACTGCCAGGAGAGTTGCCTTGTCGCATTTGAAAGAATCAGTAAAAGACATATACACTGGAGAACTTACGCTGATTGGCTCTCCAGATATAAGGCCTCATGATCTAGTTTATATAGCTGACGTTTATGAAAGAATGTATGGAGTTTTTGAAGTTGAACAAGTAGTTCATCACTTTACTCCAGATCTTGGTTTCATAACATCAATAACGCCAAACGCACTTGTAACAGTAAACGATCCAGCTCGTTGGTTCATGACTTCTTGGCTTAGTTCCTGGATGAGTTTACAAACAATTAGAAACGACACAAGGTATCTGCTGTCTTCTGCAAATAATGCAAGAACTGGAATTATTACCGGAGGACAAGTTTCGGTCGACGCCCTCAACGAAGCGCTTAGCGTACAGATGCTTGGTGGGATACAGTATACCCATGGGCACTCTGCTTTAATGAAAGATGTTATGGCAAACTTTACGGCAAATGCAATGCCAGACGCAAGAAAAGCATTAGCTTCTCAAGCTAGGGACGGCAAGCTTCCTACTGATGATGGAAAGACTTTAGCAGCTTCTTTGGTTACAACTGGTTTAGCAACTGTTATAGGGGCCGGCGCAGCCGTAACTGCCACTATACTTACAGGTGGCGCAGCAGCACCGATCATAGCATCAGGAGTAATTGGCGGTGCAGTGCTGGGAGATATGGCTTGGAGTGGTTGGAAGTTTATTAGAGATAATGTCCTTGATCAGCACGGCTGTTATGTTCAATATTTGTCTAAGAGCGGTCAGCCAATGGATGCTGGTCTTTCGTATAATCAAGGAATGGTTGTTGGTAAATATCACTCAAAGGCACTCCTACCTGGATTGCTTGGAGTAAACACTAGAAAGCTAGTCAGAACTCCAGAAGGTTATGCATACATTAGGACTGATGACCTTCTTAAAAATCTTGGTTGGAAAGAAAAAGAAATTTCAGACTTAGTAAGACACATTAGTTTTGAAAACGCATTAGTTAATGCTCAAATAATAAAATATGCTGGTATTGGTCCAGAAAAAGCTGGATTAAACCAATTCTTTAAAGTCATAGTTAAAGTAAGTAAATTCGTTGACGGTGATACACTAGACGTTGTTGACGTATTAAGGCCTGGTAGCAGTCCCTTTACAGTAAGATTTGAAGGAATCAACACGCCTGAATTAAATAAGGTAACTGGAGAAATTGTTACAGACAATTATGATTATACAACTGGTAGCATAGTTGATCCAAACTCTCCAGGAGGTAGAGCTCTATCATATGTTATTGAGTCACTAAAAGATAAAATATTTGTTTTAAGAATTGCACCAAATGGTACATTTACAGCAGATGTTTCTTTGAATTCTGAAATTTTTGACGCTGGAGCAGCACAAAATACTCCTAATAATTATCTTAAAGATACCACTGTTCAAGAAAATGGCTTTGGAGGAAAAACAGATTCAACATATAACAGAACTCTTGGAACAATATTCCACAGAATTCCAGTTGATGAAGTTACTAAAATAGTTGCTACAATGAAACAAACTTTCGTTGATAAGAGCTTGAATATTAATGTCATAAAGCAAACGGTAAAAGATTCAATTTACTCAGATAAGTTCCTCAACGCTGGAGTTCAGGTATTAAATCAAAAGTTTGAGATTGTTTATTCTCAGATTGAATCTTTAAATTCTAGCAGAAATCATTTTGTTACCACTGGAGAAGATGACCCTCTGTATGGAATGAGCGAAAATCTTGTAAAGGTATTTAATAATTTAATAGAAATAAAAATAATTGAATCATTATATTCTAAATCTTCTGAATGGCCATTAATACTTTGGGACGAGTACTATTCAGATGGTACTCCAGCCAGCCTAAACTGGGAATTGGTAACAGCTAACCTTGCAAGTGTATATACAAAATCTCTACTATACAATAGAGATTCAGTAAATCTTGATTCCGAAAATATCGGAGAACTTGGAACAATTGGTAATTAATTATGTCTGATATCAACAGCAATTCTGACGGCCCAAACTTTTCAATGAATTTGTCGGACAACGATACTACTCTGTCTTTTGTGCAGAAGTTTGCATCACAGGCATATCCAGAAGGAAAAGTTCTCATCAAAAATACCTCAGCTTCACTAAAGGGTTACGAAGATAGAGGATTAGTTTCTCATACTGTAGAAAGTATAATGTCACGGAAATACTCTATATAGAGATCCGGGATTAGCTTTAACAGCCTACAATAGGCAAACAAATTCATCGCTAGATAGCCAGTTAGCATTTGTTTCCGATTACGCAGCAAGTAGCGCAGGTATTGGTGCAACAGATTCTCAAGCTTTTAGTTTTCCAAATCCAAATTACGATGGAAAAGATCCAAAACAAAGATTCGTTACTGGACAAGCAGCATATGAAGCAGCAATTGCTTCAAGCGTATTAGGTACTGGCTACGCTCCAGGTTATTTTCAGCAAAAAGCAGAAGCTTATAAAAGCCTAATGGCAAACGATACTACCGTGGGCAATTCGGGTGTTGACGGAGAAGCATACACTATAGATCCAGACGCAACCAGTCTTGGTCCAGCAGTTAATAATCTACCCGCTGCGTTTACTGGAGTTTTAAATCAAAATCAAACACTTGTTTACGAAAACTTGATGGCTGTGCTTATAGGTAATTCAAACCTTCAAGGCGATAAACCACGAAAATTTGCCATAAACGCCTATGCAAAAGATAAAAATGATCTTATGGAATACAATGATATTGGATATTCTGCGGAAGGCAAAACAAGAAAACTAAAAGAAGTACAATCATTTTTAGATCTTCCCGATGATAACGCATCATATTTTTATCCATCACTTTCGTTAATGATGTGCCTATCGGAATTAACTGGTCAAAATCGGAATAGCTATACATGGAGGATATGGAACACATAGAGGCGCAAATCTTTTTTCAGATATAGCAACAATGACAAACATGGATAAAAGTACAAAATCAATTTCCGACCACGCTTTTGGTAGAGGCTATGACATAATGGGAGTTGGCGAAACTAAAGACTCATTAAAAGTTCTTGGAGATTTAGTTGGAAAACGAGAGCAATGGAGAAATCAATTTGAAATCTTTTTATCAAAGTTATCAACACTGCCAGTATTTTTGCAACCAGATTCTATAGTTATAGGTAAAGTATGTTACTCTCAATACGTTTCGCCTGATGATGATCCAAATAGAAATAAGATTAAAGAAAGATTAATGAACATGTTTCCAGGATTGGGTAAGCATATTCATTTTGGTACTGATGGCCCAAACGAGAGCACTCATGATAATCATATACATATAAGCTTTGGTTGGTCAAGAGCCGGTAATCCAGATAGTTTAATTCAAAAGTCAACCTCATCAGAAGATCTTCCACAAGAAATTATTTCTGGAACTGCCCCAACAAATATAAACAGCGAAACAAGACAAGTATACGCTAGAATTGGCACTGTTTCTTACGAAGGAAACACGGCAGGTGTAGTAAAAGATACTGACATGGCAAATCTTCTTGTTTCTACTGGTTTATTTAACATAGAAGAAATAGCAACGATAGTGGGAATAATGGCTAGAGAGTCATCACTAAAGCCATATGTTGGAAATTCATCTGGAGCGATGGGCCTAATGCAGATTATTCTTAACAACAACGTAGGATGGGAAGACGAACCATTGCCAGTTCCATATGGGAATTCTTCAAACAAAAAAAACAATACTATTATTGGATATCTTTTAAGAAATAAAAATTATACAAAAGCTTCTGATTCTAAATCAAACTCATGGAACATTACAACAGTCGATCCTTTATTCTGGTATCCTATAAATCAAATAGCAATAATGGCATATCAGATGCAAGTATACTATTCTCAATCAGGCTATAAAGATGCTGGAGCAAGAAGCAGCGCAGAATCAAAAAGACTATGGTCAAACTGGGGAGATGGATCCTGGGGAAGAGCAGGAAATCAAATGCCTTACGGTGTCTTGTCGAGCGTTTCAAGAGATACTGTCAAAAAAGTATACGAACATCTTGGTGGCAATTGGGCAACGTATAAAACGTGGGGTTTGGTGGCTTTGGTAGACGAATATACAAAAAATGGTAAATCATACAAAAGACCCGTTGACGCTGCTGCCGATGCAGCTCTCTTAAAAGATGACGGAAAAACGTATTCGCCAGCGCCATATAGAAATCAGTGGGATTTTAATCTTTGGTATAGTGGTCCAAATAAAATACTACTAGGAAACAAAGCAAGAGAATGGTATCCAAGGAACTTGGCGGACGTAGCAACCATTATAGGGAGTCAAGGTTAAAATTATGGTAAATAGATATCCAAAATTTGATAAAAAAATTAATGAAATGATCTCCACATCGGAGATGCAAAAACAAAAAACCAGGTTAGGGGTTATAGCATCTTACGATATCAAGACTAATACTGCTAGAGTCTTATTGGAAGATAGATATTCTGAGCAGATTACCGACGTTTTAACAGGCGTGTCTTGTCCAATGATTCAGCGGAATACAAACAGTAGCTCCAGAAGTCGGCACGCGATGCTTGATAGCATTTAGAGATTCAAACGAAAGAATGCCGTATATAGTTTCCTACTATAATTCTGCAAATGATCAATCTCCTGTTCAATATAATAATATTTCACACTCCGGAATACCAAGGTTTATGGTTTAATTATGGCAATAGATCAAGTATATTTTAAAAAACCAATAGCAAAAAATACTGGACCATCAATCAATACGGTCCATTCTGATTTTGTTTTTAACAAAAGAAATGAATTTTCAAGAAGAGAGGTGGGCCTAAACCATCCCGATACTTTATCTTTTGTAAAACTAAATGATTCTGGCGATATAGAGATAATGGCTAGTCCTGGTGTTGGCATAATAATAAGCTCATCCACAAGATCAATTAGCCTTTTTGCGGATACCTTTAAAATATATACGACAGAGGACGATGGCATAAGATGGAACCAATATGCTTTTAACTATGCGGGAACAGATTTTACGGAACCGTTTTTAGTTTCTTTAAAAGATTTCCAGAAAAGTCCAGCCTATCATAACTATGAAGAAAAAATAGGAAAAATACAAGCTTTAAAAAATATAACAGACAATAATAGTATTACTATTAATACAGACTACGAATATGATTCGCCGTCTATTAAAAGATCAATTACTTTAAATACAATTGATAATTACGAAAATTTTCTTTCGGATGAACATTTAAAGTTATTGCAAGAATTGGCAAAAACAAAAACAATTAAATTTATAGACTATATGAAAGAATTATTGTATAATGGTTATACATTTAATCAGGCAAAAGTCAAGGCAGAAAGAGATATTGGTTCCGTAAATGAGTGATCTTTATTTAACTTTTGATGGAGATTTAAAGATTGACTCTAATAAAGATGTATCACTCGTTCCATCTTCGGCCCATGACGATATACAAAACATCTACATAAGGTTGATGACCGAGCCAGGAGATTTTCAGGTGTACCCTCAGTTGGGTACGTCTCTTTCTAAGCTATACCGGAATGCCACAAGACCCAGCTACTGCAGAATATGGTAAGCAGTTAATAAGAAACGCATTAAACAGAGAAGGAATATTTGCCGGAAAAAATATACAGATAATCGCAATTCCAACTGCTCCAGATTGTATTAGGTTTGATGTTAAATTAATTACTAACTATGGAGAACCTGTGGTTCTTTCTGTAAGTCAAAATATTTAAGGAAAAAAATGACTTTAATATATACAAAAACAAAATCAGAAATTCTAGATCAAATAATCAATTCACTTGAAAAGAATGCTGGAATAACAGCAACTTCTCCCGGTTCAATAGCAAGAGCGTTTGCCGAAGCGGTATCTGATCAAATAGGCGATCTTTATACTATCCTTAAATATAATGTTGATCAAACAATGATCAGCACTGCATCAGGTAGAAACCTAGATCTTATAGGAGAACTTTATTCAGTTCCAAGAAAACTTGTTTCTCAACAAATATCGGAAGATAGAAACATAGCAAATGTAATCTTTAGTATAAATAAACCATACAGTAAAGATATAATAATATCCAAAGATACCCTGATATACAACGATATAAGCGCTACCTCCTCTCTACAATTTCAGTACAAGCTAGTTGGAGATGTTACAATTCCCACTGGCTCTAAGAGAGCATACGGTCAAATTACGGCAGCTTTTAGCGACAGAACCTATACAGCTTCAATAGGAAGCTTAACAAGACATAACTTTATTCCTCCGCCAGGAATAGTTTTATCTGTTGTTAATACTAAAGAAGTTTACAATCAAATTGACTACGAAAGCGATGACGCATATAGAAAAAGGATCATTAGATCAATAAAAATCAATGCCGTAGGAACATCAGAGTCAATCAGGTTGGCTACATTGTCCATTAAGGGCGTAAGAGATGTTAGAATTAGAGAAGGTTCTTATGGCATGGGCTCTTGTGATGTGGTCGTAATTCCAGAGTCACCGTCATACTCAGCAACGCTTGATAAGTCTGTTTATCAAGAGCTTTTAAAGATTAAACCAATTGGAGTTAGAATGAATGTTAGAGTAGCTCAAAGAGTTCAGGTTTCTTTGTCTGCTAATATCCTTCTTTCGGCTGGTCAACAATCTTTGGCCAATAATGGAATAGCTAATCAAGCCGCATATTTTGCAAAGAGATATTTAAATTCTTTTACAGTAGGAGACATTTTAGATATTAATATTCTAAAAGGCCAGATAATGGCCGCATCGGATTTGATATCCGACGTAGTTATTAATTCAATCTCCGTTAATGGTGTGGAAATTCCAAAAGAAAATTTTCAATTACAAACTGAAAGATCTTACATGGTAGCAGGAATTGTGGAAATATACCCTGCTATAATAGGATACACTCAATAAAAAAGTAGGTATCAATGTCGTTAGATTCGTATTATGTCGTGAAGACTACGTCTATAGTTAAAGCTATTAATAAAACTAAAGCTAGATCCGTTCTTGTCGGTGAAGAGGCACATGGTGAAGTATTGGCACAAAAGGTAGAAGTTGAAAAGAGAGAACAAAAAGAGGTAGCTGAAATAATATCAAGACTAGATTCAGATTTTCCTTCTTCAGAAGAAGAGCTAGTAGAAGAAGAGGAAGCAAACAGTTACTCTTCTTTTCTTACAGTAAACGAAGATATAGTAAACTTTTTAAGATCAGAAAATAAACGTCTAGCCAAACTAGCGGAAAAGAACAAGAATGTAAAAGAAGAAGCCGTATATTCCGTTTATCAGGCAGCTTATGATGCATTTAACCAGTTCGAGCTTCCTTCAATAAAGAGAATAAATTACTCAAAGGCAAAGGGAGTTCCAGAAACTGCGGTTGCAGTCTTTGCCGACTGGCAGCTAGGAAAAGTAACTCCCACTTATAATTCAGATATATTAGCAAAAAGAATAGAATTATATACAGAAAAACTTATAGAAATAACAGAGATACAAAGAGCCCATCACCCAGTAGAGGACTTACACGTATGGCTTTTGGGGGATATAGTTGAGGGTGAAGAGATCTTTCCAGGGCAGAGTCACTTAATAGATTCCGGTCTTTATAGGCAGGTCGGAGTTAATGGGCCTGAAATTTTAACTAATTTTATTAACACATGCCTGGAGCACTTTGACAGAATCCATATTACTGGTGTAATAGGTAATCACGGATCTGTTGGGGGGAGAGCTCGCAAACAACATGACCCAGAAACAAATATGGATAGACTGTTGTACAAGATACTAGACTTAATTTATGCAAAGGAGAAAAGAGTTTCTTTTAATATTCCAGACGGAAGAGGAGAAAGAAACTTTTACGCAATAGATTCGATAGGTGACTATAGCAGTCTTTTAATTCACGGCGATCAAATGCCTGCCCCAGGACAGTTTTATGGTTACTATAAAAAGGTAATGGGATGGAAAGACGAAGCTATTCCAGAAAATTTTGACGACGTCTATATGGGTCACTATCATCAAAAGTTTAAAATGACAATTGGTAGTAGTACTCTTAGAATATCTGGTTCTCCAGAAAGTCATAATACATACGCTCAAGAATACTTTAATTCAATGAGCAGACCATGCCAGGACTTACTATATGTTCATCCAAAAAATGGTATCACTTCGGAGTACACAATTTGGTTAGACGCCGTATAAGCTAGGGGCTTAGATGAAAAGTTATATTTTAACATTAGCAAACCTCCATTTCACTAAGAATGGTAAAGTTTGGACATCTGAGCCTATTGACCTATACGATAACTCTAGCTACGTAAATTACTCTACACTTAGATCAAGGTATGGCTTAAACACCATAGGCGACCGGAACTTATGTTGGCAACGAAGAAAAGCAAGCCACTCCGTCTTTAGCTAACTCAGTACTCATAACCGAGTCTGGTGAAGTTATAGATGACAAAAATTTTATACTAGAGTATATATATCCAGAAGGGGAACAAAGTGGAGATTTCATAATCTACACTTTAGAAGTTGGTCCAGATGGATATTTTATCCTTACTCCAGAAAATAAAACAACTCCACTATTAAGATTCGTAGACACATCGTCCAGGGTAGATCTAGTATCTTACAAGGGTTCATTCTTCAACGCTCCTTCAAGTCTTCCAATTGAATACACTCTGCAGGTCTATGAGTCCGATGACTTTTTAGAAACCGATAACCCACTTTGGGTGCCAAACGAGGTATCTGGATTAACCGAATATCTCTTTATTCAAAGGTCTAAAAGATTTGTCAAATTTGAAATAGAATTTTTTAGCGATTTACCAACAGAATACTTTAACTCAGATATTTACAGAATTATAAATCCTATTGGTCAAGATGAAAATGGGATGTATATTTATGAATTTGTTTCAGAAGATGCCGACAATTACTACTTTACGACAGATCTTCAAGAACTTACTCCCATAGAGTTTTTGCTACTTGTAGAAGTTCAGATCGCAGAATCTTCACCTCCAAATATAAATAACTCAACAAAAGATATACTAAGAAAATTTCCTTCATGGACAAAACTATATGAAGATTCCTTAGAAGACGCAACCCCAGCTTTGGCTGTTCCAGAAAGTTTTGGTGGAAAATTTATCAATGCCCTAATTGGCGACAATCTAGATAAGATAGAATCGCTAATTGATTATTACAATTTATCAAAATCAATAACAGGGGCTAGTACAGAGCAAATAACGTGGATATATTCAACCAACAATTGTCCAGATTTAGTGACTTCAGTTGTTGGAGATAATGTTTCACTATCTAGAATAAATAGTTATTCCGATTTTATTTCTCATACAAATGAGGACTTTGTATACTATCATTCAACTGGTGATGCAACAATCTTTACGCTAAGGCCGTTTCAAGAGTTGAGCATAAACGGATCAACGGTTAATTATATACAAAACGAAACACTTGTCTTCAATATGTTTGATGAGTTTGGAGCCAAAGTTGGCCTTTCAAGACTCAAGATGGAATCAAATGAAAATTACAAAAAAAGAATACTGGATGTTTACATCAATAAGCCAGGGCCAGATATCGATTCTTTCAAAAAAACAGTAAGAAGAGAGCTTGATTTGTGGAGAGCGTTTGGCGCAACTCCGGACTCGTATGCAGCAGGTGCTACTCCTATAGTTTTGGAAATGCAGGACATAACTGCTCAATCAAAATATTTTGACAATAATGGAAACCCAACAGAAGAATTTGTTAGATTCGTTAACACGTTAAACAAAGAGTATCCAACAAACTGGGGATTCGTTCAATGGTCGGATCTTATATGGGACTACGCTGGAAGATATTCTGAAGGAATAAGCTATGTGCCATTTGTGTACGACTTAGAATTTGTTGATCCAACTTCAAAATATTATCAGCCGGGTATAGGCGATTTATCTGATCTTAAAATTTCAATAAAATCAAATAATAAATATGATCTTGAAACATATGATTTTGATGATAAGCAATATCATGAAGATGTATACGAAAAGCAGTTTAAGTTTAAGCTGTCAGGAATAGAAAAAACAACTGCTGAAGACACATATGCTCCAATTAATTTAGATATATCTTACTTTACTGAGTATGATATACCATACGTTGATGGGGATCCCGCCACTATTAATTATGTTGTCGAAGTTGACGTCAGTGGAAATACATACTATACGAACATAACAGACTATTATAAAAACAGATACACAAGCAATGCATTCGAAGAAAGTGGCATAAATTCAATAATAGATCCGACCGATAATAGAACTAGATCAGATTTAATTTTTAAGAAAAAAACAAATGATGTTGAGTACGTAGATACTTCTGCAACTCCAAATGTTAATACAATAAGACAGCAAGACATTTCCGATGCAAGAATAATATACGGCAGGTTTGCCTACTCATCTACAACTCCGCGATATATAATTTCCGGTCTCTCGGAGACTAATCAAAGTTGGATTGCTGCCCAAGGGCAGTCAAGAATAAATTCTTCAAGCTTTGCAAACGGATCCTATGTAAATCCAAGTTCTCCATACTTTAGTATTAGCAGTCCAAACTATTCATCTTTCCAAGTATTATATGGATCAAACATGTACACGATTGCTCATCAATCTGCTAATACATCAACAAAGTTTAAAACAGTAACACTGAAAAAGGATTTGTCTGTGGATGCAACTCCTCATTATTCAGAGAGTTTTAATAATTTTATTGATCATATTGTAACAACTGGCGGAGCTTCTACTCCAAAATATCTTCATATTGAAAACATTAAACCAGACTTTTCTTATATAGATCCAACATTTGCAACTCCAACTAACAATGGGGCCATAGGTTATGGTGGCTATGTTAATAGTCCGGAATATATAAGCGATCTATATATTCCAAACATATCTGTAAGAACAGATAATTCAGCTGGAATAATGTTTGCAACTCCAAGTTATGATATTTCAAACATGTCATCTACGCCGAATCAAATTGCTTTCTACTGGGACCCAAACTTTTCTCAACTGGAAAATCAATACACATTGGAAGGTATCGCCCAAAGAAATTATCCATTAAGCCTTGGTGACTGGTCGTATTTTGAGGTTGAATCTTCTACTCCAATTAATTTCAAAGTATCAAACAGGGGAGTAATTATATCCTCAGACGATTATAATACTTCCAAAATTCTATCTAATATAATTTTAACAAAAGATGTTCATAGATATGAATTTGGTTTAGATTTAAATAATCCTTCAAACTATATTATCAACTACATTGAAGCAGTTAAGGTAAATGAACAAGATGATTCTTTTGATGTATATACGGAAAAAAGATCTGTTAAACCTTATTACTCTATAAGTCAAGACTCTCTGGGTCCAATACAAAACGTAACATACCTACCGTCATCTTATTACGAAGAAAAAAATCAAGGTGAGTATAACGACCTATATCTAGAGGACGTAACTGTTAGAGTAAGGCTAAACGAAAACGCAAATAAAACTATACAATCTGAAATCCATTCTGGCTGGTACTATGCCAATCAAGATGAAACCTACGTTTATGCAAGGCCAGTTACAGAGTTTCATTCAATAGACAATACGCAGTCTACTCCATCAATTACATTAGGAAAAGTCGTTAGACAGGGTGCTCCAGTAATAATAGAATCAATGAGTTCTCCTGATTTTGAATTGTCTCAAGTATCATTTCCAGATAAAGACGACAATACAAAAATTTCATTTATAAACGTAGAATATATAACCGCAACAAGTTCCAATGCAATCTATCTTGGATATAGCAATGTTCACGATTTGAGCATATATGATCCAGTTGCGGATAACTTAATAGTTCAAGACGCAGAATCATCAACAAACATTGTAAACATATATACGATTGAATCACTGCCAAGCTCTGATCCATTTGAGGTGGGCAGAGAATACAAGGTTACATACAAGGTTAGAAATTCCTATTACGTAGATAGTGATAATAAAAATTCATCTGGATTGTACTCCAATATTGTTTTCAACGGAGCACCAACAAACGGTGCAACCCAATTTTATGTGACCTATGAATCAAGCATTTTTGAAAACTCAACTCCTACAGGATTAATACACTCCCCTTCTAGAACTCTTTTAAACGAAGGTTATGTGTACGTAGATGAGACTATCTATGATTATCAGGGTTTTACTGCGTCAACTAATTCTGGTTCGATTATGGACGATAATTCAAAAGACTACATGACAATAACAATAGAAAGCTTTGACGTCAACAATAATCCTAAGCCATATCAAAAATACAGTTTAGAATCTTCTCTTTTAATTATTGACGATCCTGTTGTTGAAACAGACATTGATGGATTTGCTAAAACAAAAGCAAGATATGATGGCCCAGTACCGTCTACATACAATTCTGGAACGCTTTATATTTCTGGGATTGTAGATGGATATAGCGAAGCTAGTGATCAAGCTACAGTTAACTACGATATTATTAAATCAGAAGAATACAACAACGCCCTATACGCCGAGCCTTCTAAAAACTTTATTGAAGCAGATGGGGTTAGCACCTTGTACGTTAATGGGCAGATAACCTCAAAGACTCAAAGCGTATCAAATGTATATGTTTACTATAGAAGGGCCAGAACTGTCAACGAAATATTCGAAGAGACTACATACGATTCAGTTTTGACTAATTCAGATGGATCGTTTAAAATAGGCCCAATAACCGCTCAGTCAATAGAAAACGCTGGGTACTGGTTTATGGCCATAGAAACCGCCTACAGTTCATCTATATCGTCTTCTCCCGTTACTATATCTGGAGATATCGTAAGTTGGTTTGAAGATTCAAACGACGCAATTTTAAATGGATTAGATAGAAGACTGCCGGTTCAAGACACGTACGAAGCAGATGAATTTGTTGAATTTAAAGCAACTCCAGCTTTTAAAGTTAATTATATAACCGGAAATCCAGAAACGGCGACAGCTACGCCAAATATATCGCTACCTAAATGGTTTAGAATACCAAGGTATACTCAGTATCAACTAGGTATTTTGGGCAGTGATTACTATTACGTAAACAATAATAAGTCATTTTATCCTGGTTAAGGTATAATAAATATTATGAAAAAATTTGAAAATAGCATAGAAAATTCTAGAGAAAATAAGATCAAAAAAGGACGCGCCCTTCCTGCTGGTTCGGTCAATTTGCGGATATTATTCGATAGACGATCTTTCTCCAGTTAACGCTCTTGCTGTAGTCGATACTTCTGTTTCTATACCAGAAAATTATATTCAAAATAATAACGAACAAGTATCTCTAATAGCTAACGAACTTGGAATGCTAGAGGATGCATTAACTGGAAACAATAGATTTTCTTCAGAAGATATTTATGTGTCCAATTATATGAACAGTAGGCAGAACACCACAGATTACGTTGACGTTATCGCTGTTAACCAAGCAGATACTGGGTCAAATTCTAGAATTGATTATTTGTATTCTTATTATGTAAGTAGATATTTTACTGTCCAAGAAAACGTTAAGGGCACGTCCGTTTCCAGGTTTGATTATGCAGGAAAAACTATATATGATTTAATAAAGACTTCTGATATTCAAGAAATTATCATGAAAGATAATTTAATTGACATAAATGACATATATATAACCAATCAAGACGGCGCTCTGTATGTTGATTCTACGGGAAGAAAAAAGTATAGAATTATTCTTGAAAAATATACTGATAAATTTGTTTCAAGCATAGAAACCCTCTGCAAGATCATAGTTCTTTTAGAGGATCCTAATCCAACCGGCTTGGTTCTTAACTACAACAAAATAGAATTAACCACTGACGGATTCTTAGTAAATGGAATTTCAAACTTTAAAGAAACCATTAATGCAGTCAGCTTATTTAATAGAGAATCAGAAGAGTCTCTAGTTGTCGACTATAGCTCAAAACATGACAGAACATACGCTGTAAAAAGTTCAGAAAAAATAGAAGATATGTTTTCTATTGGTGGCTCATTTGATTCTAGGGGATATAATTTTTATGTTAACAAAAAAGCAATTCCAGACAACAGAAATTACGAAGTATTTAACTGGAGACTGATAGGTAAAATTAATAGATCATTTAACTACGCCAACAGAATAGATGGCGGAACAAATGGAAGCGGTGGAATTGTAAACGTTGGAGTAATAAAAGCAAATACAAAAGAAAATTATTTAGATCATTATAAGATATTTAAAAAATTAGATGTAGAAAACAACCCAATAAATATCTATAACTACAGGTTTGAAAACCCTCAGTCAAAAGCTGATGGCCTACAAAAAGATGACAGCAATTACTGGATTGCGGATCTAGAGACAATTAGTCATGATCAGATTAAGAAGTTCGACTTTCTTGTTCTGGTTGTAAATTCAAACACTGACATATATTCAATTATTCCAAAAATAAAATCTTTTACAGATAATGGCGGATGCCTCTTTGTAGAGGTAGAAGGAGCAGTTAGCGATTCGGTAAAAAGCATTTTGCCAGCTCCAGTTGGAACACTGATAAGTGGGGCAGCAACTTCTATTACATACAATAGAACATCAGAAAATGAGTATTCTGATTTAAATCTTTTTTCAAAAAACCAAACATGGGATATTCAAAGTAGTGTTTTTGATACTGGTTATGGGGCTTACGGTAAAGTAGCTGAAAATATAACAGCTTTTGATTCTGGTCTATCAACTTATCAAACCTTAAGTACAAATGTTGGACCAGTGTTTCTGCAGTTTAGGGCAAACGTTATAGACAGCGGATCTGTATCGTGCGGAAACATACTTATGAATACCGTTTCTATAAACAAAAAAGCTGGAGCGGACTATCTTCCAAATACGCAAACAGTAACTGGAACAACAAACTCTAGACAAATAATAGTCACATCAGACGCAGAAGGTCCTTTAAAGTATTTCTATAATTCATTGTTAGTTGGTTTAATATCAAAATATTATACTACCAGCAATAGTTCTAACTCATTCTCTTCGACACTACTAACTCCAGTTTTGTTTCATGCAACAAAATGGTATACATCATGGGCATTGAACGGGCCTACTACAGATGATAATTATTCTTATAATGATATTCTAATCAAAAATGACATCATAGACGAATACGCAGAGTATGGATTTACAAAAGAACAAAATGGAGATTTGTATAGAAAGCTTAGTGATAGAACAGTCAAAGAATTATTTATACAAGATTTTTCGGCAAGTGTTCCAAATGACTATGGTCAATTCTATAACAGCAATGATTCAATTACCTACTATATTGAGTTCACTAATTCAACTATAATTCCAAAGAATGGAACATACCTACCAAATTCAATTACTAGCGGAATAACAACTCCTTACAGAACATTTGAATTATCAAGTAGTCAAGCTGAGCAAACTCAATACGTAAAAACCACTACAATTTCAAGGCCATTAAACGTTCCTAGCAATTTTGGTTTGTTCTATATTAAAGATAGATTTAGAGATATAACAAACATAAGAAACAATCAACCAAATATAGTTAATGATAATCCCTATTTTTATAGTTATGATTTTAAAACAAGTTGGAAGAAAGTAGTTAGTCAAGAATCTTCTTTGTCGTTTGATCTATCTTTTGATGTAGGTTTTACTATTCAAATACCAATAACCATACAACAATGGGAACAAAAATATGAACAAATTGGATGGAAACCCGCTGACACATCTGGACCAATAGATGAAAAGCTGGCTTTTATTTCTGGAAGTTATGATTCATCAGGTGCCTCAACCACAAATACGCCACTTTCAAAAATTGGAAAAAATATAACAAATAAATATTTCTGTAGAGAAGACTTTATTGATTATTCAACAATACATAATCCGAATGTAGCAGATAGATCACTTAACCATTATCCCTACACTGGCGATATTGACCTAGGTAATTCTCCCAAGCAATATTCCGTTGGACCAAGATCAGGAGATCTAGACAGCGGAACATATGTCCACTATATACAGTGGACGTTGAAGAAGGATGGATACAATGTATCTACTGACGGTAAGTTGGGACCTCAGACAGGTGGCGCATTAACTTCTTTCCAAAGAAAATATGGTTTAGCAACAGTCGATCAGCAAATAGACTCGGAAACAAAAAGCGCCATGGCTTATTTTTGGGGAACCAAAAAACAAAAGAAACAATTGGCTGGAATTAAAAAAGAAATAACAACGTACTATGCTGGAATTAACAAAACATCCATAGGAAATAAGGTTATCGAATACATTGATGCAGCGATAGCCAATGCGGATCCAGTTTATGTTACGGAAAGTGGATCTATAAAAAGAATCTCCTATACCGGTTCGACAAAAACTCCTGGAACAATAGTTTCAAATGTCTTTATTTCTTTGCCAGATGGCCTAATAAATAGAGCTGAAAATGGAGACATCTTTAATGTAAAAATTAAAACTGGAGTATGTGGATTGGTTGTGGAAGATGTTAAATTTTATAAAACAGAAACAAACGAATCTAATCTTTCAAGATTCCCACAACAAGGTGGTTTAGATAGACTGTCTGGAAGCAGTATAGACATACCAGCAAATACCGAACGAGAAATAACAGTTGATTTCACTTCAAATCCTTCAAGTCCGTATAAGTTTTTGTTCCTTAAGTTAAGAGGTAAAAAGCTACCATCAAATTACGGTACTGGTCAAGGAATTTTTGTTGACTATATAACAGTTAACTACACGCCAGATCCCGGCGCTCAAGAACCTGATTACGGTTGGAAAACATATGAGAAAGGATCACTAGATGTAACTGGTTATTTGGACGTAGTATCAACTGTACAATCGAATAATCTTACCATAGCGAATACGCCAAAACAACAAAAAATAACAAGTACTACATACCATTCTCTTCCAATGACTGTTGAAGATTTTTATTACGTAGACCAGAATGGGGCTAGAAACACCTTTAGTTATTCTTCGGGATCAAATCAAATCACTCCCGGTACCACTCTTAATTTAAATTCAGTTTTTGATTTGAAGATTGATACTGGATCAAACGAGTGGGGTACAATGACATTGAATTTCGACAAGTCTTCAGTGGCAAAATCTTCCTCTGTTTCAATTTCCAATAAAAAAGTTGCAATATCAGGACAGTCTTTAAGCGCTCAAAGCGCCTACATAGATTACATTGATTTGGCCAGCTCCTCAAAGGAGTTAACTGGAGCAAGTGAATTTGAAGTTACGTATGATGTTAATGTTAATTCAATATCAAGTGATATTATATACGGAGGAGAAACCACGGTTGGACAACATAGGCACCTCTACGCTTCATACTTAGAAAAAGACCAACCTAAAACAAGTAGAGTAAGTCCAATTGAAAAAAATTCTGTAGATTACCTATCTGGCATAGTCTGCCTATGTGACTCAGAAGGTAATCCAGTTGGAAAACCAAACTTTCAGTTGGCGTCGAACAGCAATGATTCGGTGTCAGTTAATATAACAAATATATACTTAGAAAAAAATTCTAACTTCTCCGAAGAAGGATTGGTGTATGGATTCTACGATCTATCTGCAAAGAAGTTTTTAGGAAAAAACATATCATACTCTGAATACATAGAAAGAAATGGCGATAACAATATCTATATTGCCGTATTAGCAACCGATTATGATGGAAATGTTCTTTCGGATGATCTTGACTTTACAGGATTTTCTACAATTCCAGTTTCTATAGCTAGAGTGCCGAACAGGGTTATATGTCCAATATACAGTGTCAAATTTAAAAACAAAGCTTCCATTGAAGTCTTTAAGCCGCAAAACTTCCTAGATAAAAAAACACCATGGTACGTTGGAGTAAGCTCTGGTTCCTTTGTTAGGTCTTTAAACGTAGATGTTAAAAATATATACAATCAAGACATATCTTGGTTAAAGAAATATGCAACTGGGCAATCTTCAAAAGTAGAACTAAAAGCATACTATGATACAGAAAATTACGGTTCTTCTGGATGGTCAAAGATATTGCGGATCACCATATTCTGATGTATACGAGGAAAAACCAATCCTAATTGACGCAAGAACAATTAGAGTTAGACAAACTCCAGTAGCAGCAATACATGAGCCATCACATAATATTGAATATTTTGGTTCTCCAATAAAGCCATTTATGTTCGTATATACTAGGTCATCATTAAGTGACCCATGGACGTTAGTGGGGTACGATCAGTATTCATCATTTGACTGCAATACCGGACTCGTACAATTTAAGAGCCAGATTGTTCCATCAAATAATAATTTAATTAAAGTTAACTATTCAGTATACTCTGCGTATAGACCAATTAAAATAATTGATGAGAATTCAATGAACCTAAATCCTTTCCTTGAAAGAGAAAATATTAAATTTAATAAACCAATGTTCTTTTACTTGGAGCCAAGAAGTGTTCAGATAGTAAATCAATACGATAAACAGTTGGCCTATGATGAAATTTTTGAAAAGGAAGAAACCCTTAAGTATACTGAAGATTCAAGAATCTTTGATCCATCTCATCCAAACTATAATCCTTTGGCGCTTTTGCTCACTACTATATACGTAGTAGATAACGATATACTGCAAACTTTTAAATTTAATGACCTAAGACTTAAAGGTGGAGGAGTATCGTATAACTACGACTCCGTAAACATCTTTAAAGACATGCCAAATGCCAGGTCTTTCTGGGACATGTCGGGTCCAGACGGCTTCGCCTACGCAAATGGCGGTTATGCAATAGTAAGACTTCCAAGATCATTAAAGGATTATGTAAGTAATGATAAAATTTACGAGGTCATTTCAAGTGCTATGACCGCTGGCGTTGTTTTTGAGATAGAAGATTATGATGGAGTACCTTGGAATGCAGACACAACTACGCAAACAACTGAATAGGATATATATATGAAAAGTTCATTACCAGCATATGTTCAAACTTATTCTTTTGGTTCTAGAAAAGCGGTTTCTGATCTTATTGTTTTAGCAAAGAATAATTCAAGAAGCGCTGCCAGCATAGCTCAGTCTCTTGAGGGTCTATCCTCAATAAATCAATACAATGGACTCAGTATTTCGCCATACGCTCTTGCCTCATTTGAGGCATTCCTAGATTTCTTTAGAGATATAAACCTAAAGACAATAGCCTACTACGATGCGATGAATCAAGTAAGCACAGCTATAAATAGCTACTCTAGCGTACTTAATTCAGAACTAGCAAAACTAGAAAAAGATATAAATCAACTTCAAATTTTTATAAATAATTACTCTTTCCTCTCTGGCGAAGACGATCTTTATAATGGATCATTTGTTGAAACATTTTCTGACGATTCAAATTCGTATCTTACTGAAAATTTTCAAAATAAACAATACGATAAAGACGCACTAGAATTTTCTCAAAATGAATTGGCGTCTGTTGATATAGTTTCTGGAACACTAAAATGTGGATCGAAATTTTCAAATATAAACGTTTACCCAAAAATTACCGAATATAAAAATAACTATACACAGTACATATCTTCATCTTCAGATATGTATAATCTATTTAATGAAGCTTCAAACAAAAGCTGGAATACAACTATAAAGTCTCCAACGATTATAAGTTCAAACATAGACGACCTATCTGACGTTGGCTATGATTACAGTTACTCTAAAGGAGCAACAGCATCTGTTAATTTTGTTTTTGAAAATCCCCAGACAATGAACTGTATGAGAATATCACCAAATTTGGGAACAGATTTTCAAATACTTCAAGTAATTGTATACACTGCGATAAACCCAAACAATGCGGGAGCAACCGGATCTTCATCTTCTTCTGAGGCTAAAATATTACTGCTACAATCTCCGTTGCTAGTAGAGTCAGTAAAAGATATTTCTTTTGATGAGGTATTAGTAAGAAAAATAAAAATTATATTTAATCAACCAAGGTACAAAAAGATAGTTAACACTGCAAGTATTTTTGAAGAACAGTCAAAAATAATAGACTACTTTGTTTCTGAAACAAGAAAAAATAGAGCTCAAAAACACGATAGACTGCAAGATTTAGTTTATTCCTATTTTCTTAAGAGAAATGAAATAGCTTCACTATCTTCTAATCCAGACTACATTCCAAACTATTATTCTTATAGATACCCATGCGAGGAGACCAATCCAACACAAGGGTCAATATATGAGTTTCTTAGCTCCAAAAATACATTTAGTGAACTAAACGACAATACAAAGTTGAGAAACACAAATCAATTATCTAAAATAGTACAATCAATGGTCTCCTATGTTCTTGGAGATAAATATAGAATGACTCCAAATTCATATGTAGCTTCCCAGCCAACTGGTTCGGCAACGAATATATCGTCAATCAACTTTCTTGCATCTTCATCCGTTGGAAATATTCAATCGCCACATGGGACATCAAGGCAGGATATGGAAACATACTTTGATAGTGGCGACAGATTTGATTTAATAAAAACATATTCAAACCTAGATAACGTTAACTACTATGAATATAATTTTTCTATTAAGTCAGTTAAGTTCGGTATAATAAGTCAAGCTTCTTCGCAGAGTTCTAATCTAAAATCGTTTTTTATATCTAAAATGATTGATACTGGTGGTTTTATAAATAAATTAAAAATTAAATCAAACTATTTTACACCAAAGAATTCTAACGAAAGCTTGGATTTAAAAGATGGCGCAGCGGTAGAATTTTCGCTTACCCTAAATGCCAATGCGTCAAATGATATTGATTGGATACCGATACTTCCAAACGGTGAACGCAATGTAAGTGCCGAGCTGCTGTTTCCACTAGATCAAACTGGATTAGTAAGGTTAAGATTTCCCGCATCTTTGGCCAGCTTAAATGTGTATGAGCAAGGGAAGTTGATCGATGATACAAGAATCCTTACAGTAGATTCTCAAGTTATAACGTCTTTTAAAATATTAAATCATAACTCATCTTTTACGTATGTAGCTAAGTATACTGTTGATTCTGGAACTAACCCAAATGAAATAGACTTCTCAAGACAGTCTATACAAAACTATACGCTAAGAAGCTATTCGTCATCGGACGGATTAGGAGAAAAGCTATCAACTATAGGCTCAGAAAATAGGATTAGATTAACATACAATCCGTATATAGATTACTCAAAATTTGTAAACCACATATACTCTCCTTCGGTTGGTACTATAGGAGCATCAGGAGTGTCAACGTACTCTCCTATTTCTATAGTTCTAGAAGATGGAACGCCAGCAATTAATTTAACAAACTATCTACCAAATAAATTCGTTAAATATGAGCTTCCATTAAACAGCGATACTGAAACATATTTTATTCAAAATGGAAACAGTATTACATTTAGTAAAAAAGCCAGTAATTTTAGAGTATACTATAATTATATTCCAGAGTCTTTAAGGTATAGAATTATAATAAGAAACCTAGATTCGTCTAAGCAAACCAGTGCCTATGTAGATGATTTTGTGTTAAAATATCAACAAAACAATTCAGACAACTTTACAAACAAGCTATTGAAAGTGATTTAAAAATGGCGCAATTCTCACCAAAAACTACAACTTACGATACAATCGTTTATAAGGTTTCAAAATTCTTTGATGATTATTATAATGGTAATTTTAAAACTTATGAAGAGTTTTCGATACAGTATCAAAACCTTTTACAGGATGTAAGTAATTCTTCTATAGGAATTACAGCTAAGTACGCTCCGTTATTTAAGCGGTCAGTCGCCAAAGTCTTCTGAAATTTTAGGATTTGCTAGAGATCTAACAGCCGATTCCGGAATAATGTCTAGGCAAATAGACTTCTTGCTAGCTAAATTGGTAAACGCTTTTAATTTATTTCAATCTGAAACTGAAAAAGAATCAAATTCATTAAACAGAATTAATTCAAAAGTAAAAATTTTACAACTATATTCAAAGAGTACGAGCGAAGATATCTATTATCTTCGGAGACTCTTTTGAAAATCTAGAAAATGCAGACACGTCGCAAAGATATTCTTTGCCACTTTCCAGTGTTGTAGATGGTCACCTATCTCTTCCTGTCGTAACTGGATCAGTTTGGCCAGTGCAAGCGATTACCATAAAGCAAAAAGATGGAAATGGAAATATATTGTCAAATGGAACAGCTGGAAACTACCATATGGCAACAAGAGATGAAATTAATTCTGGAGAAAACGCAACAAATCCAGACAGTTATAAATATATTTTTGAGAAACAAATAGTAAATAATCTACAACTTATTTATATGGATTCAAATCCAAATACTTATTTTGAGTATGAAAAATTAAAAGTGTCCAATCTTAATGGAGAAGATTACGATTACGAATTTCAATACTTAAATAGTATAAATAATCAAAACTCATACGTGCCCTGGAACAATGCAACTGATGACCCACTTAAGCTTACTTTAGAAATAGAAAGATTAGACACCAGTCCGTTGTCAGCAAACTCAATAAACATTCTGCCCTTTTTTGGTTATGATGAAAATGGAATTTCTAGCTTAAAAGTTACTTCAATAGTTTTGGAAAGCGTAGAAAATGGATCAACCGTAACAGAAGAGATACTAGCAAGTCCAATAGTTATAGGCTCAACGATAGTTCCTTCTGGAGTAGAAAATTCTTCTTCGTATTTTTATAAAAAAGGTGTTATTAAATTCTCTCAAAGAAATCTAATAAAAGCAACAGTAACATTTGTGCAAGAAAATCCTGTAGGCATAACCATCAAACATGCATACTGGAATGTTTCTAAGGTTGTTGGTCATTTTGATTTCGCCAACAACAAAGATTATTTTGCCATAAATCAAATAGGCTATGTACCAGTTCCATCTGGCGTCTGGGTTCAAGGTGCAAGATTTAATCCATCTTTGATAGCAACAAAAAACCAGCTATCAAATATAAATGGTTTAGATACAGCTAAAAATTTACTAATTCCAACGGTAACAAATCCAGAATTAGTAAATAGCTCTACCGCTAGTAGGGTTATAAAGTTTAGTGGAGATACAAGTTTATCTTACGACTACTATGTAATGAAAGCTTTTGACAAGAAAAAGCAGAAGTATGTCTATGTAGACGAACTAGATTCTTTAAATGCCGAAGAGTATCTTTACGAAAAAACACTGGTGCCGCAAAATAAAACTATATTCGTAGACTGGTGGCCAGCATCTTACAAGATAATTGGTTTTGATTCAAAAGAAGAAACGCAATATGGAGCGCCAAAAAAGTTTTTTACAGGAGAATATGGAGATCCAGACGCCTCAAAATGGGAAGCGTTGATGGCACCATATGCAAGTGATCCAAATTACATTCCACCACAAGGAACAGAGGAAGTACCAGAGGCAATATTTCAATGGTGGAAACTTAAATTTAAATTAAATGGAACAGAAAAATTAACATCTTACCTTGGCACAAGTACTCCCGCATATTATTTGGGTGAGCTTTATACTATTTCAAGTTCTCAAGTAAGCTCTGAAAAAATATCAAAGCAGGCTGTAGCTAAAGCAAATTATAATGTTTCCGTACTAAAAAACTATGAAGTGCTAACCGATGGTCAGTTATATAAAGGTAAAAATTTAGAAGTTAAAAGATGGGCAATAGGAATAAGGGACATTTCCATAGATTCAGAAGTATATCAAAATTCATCAGAAATGATATCTAAGCCTTTCAACTTTCCGTACCCAGTAGAGTATGCAATGCTCTATTCCGATTACTCAGTGCCAATTGATTATAAGAATAATCCAGACAATGATATAGAACCTATTTCTTATTATATATCAATAGATGACGCAGCAACGTGGTTGCCGATATCGCCAGTAGAAAATCCATTTAATTCAGAAGTTCCAGAAATATACGCATTCAATCAAAATGTGTCTTCAGAGTTAAGACTACCAGGAGTGGCATACTTGGATCCTCAAAATTCGGTTAATTCTATTAGAGTTAGAATAGTTTTCAAAAAACCATATAACGTAAATGGAACGCCATTAGTTAATTACTATCAATTGGCAGCAAAGGTTAAGAGGTCATAACAGTATGATAGAAGATATTCAAAAAGTTAGATTTTTAAATAATTTATATAAATCATTTTATTCTTATGGAAAAGAACTAGATGAATTGACAATTAAAAGGTTGTACACTGATTATTTTAGACAGAACCCTGCTGGATCGCCTCTTTCTTTGGATCCAGAGCTATTAAGATCGACGGCAGTTGTAAACATAGATTATATAAATAATATAATGGCCAGATCTTTGTACAATATGGATGTACTTTATGATGCTGCTCACGAAAATATTGAAGAACTATACGCAACAGTTAGTTCTTTAAATAATAGAATAGATTCACTAAGGTCAAAAAGGGCAAAACTTGAAAAACAAATAGACGATCTAACCTTCGCAGTGACTAACAGCGATGGCTACTATGCCTCTTTTTCTGAAGAGTTTACAGACATAGAATCAATCGATACAAAATATTCTTCCGTTTATTTGGATACAGACTCCAGATCAATCAGTTTAAGTTCAGTTAGTTCTGGATACTTTAACCAGTCTGGTAATAATGTTTCTAAATCAAACTTGGCAAAACGCACTACCTATTTTAACGGTAAGGTAGCAGAAGCCACGCAAGACATAGGTGCTCAAGCGTCAATGATGTTTGACGGTTTAAACGATACATATTTTAAGCATACTTTTAAGTCTGCATCTCCTGGAATTTGTTCACTCAAGCTTGACATAACACCGCTTAGCTCTCCCTCAATTTCAAGAGTATTTGGAAGAATATCTTCAGATAAAAAACTAACAACGTTAATGCAAATAAATTCAAGCATAACTGGAAATAGTGAAATACCAATTTTTTCTTCTCAATCAGAAAATGATTTTGATAATTTTGTTTTTCAGTTTGAACCAGTAAATGTCAGTTCCATTTCTTTATTCTTAATCAAGAATGAGCCAGATAGATTAGTGAAATCAAACAATACAACAATGTATGAGTATGATTTTGTTATTAGAGATATTGTATTGTCCGGTTTATACTATGATGTTGATGGATCTTATGTTTCAAATCCAATAACAATATATTCAGATAACGATAAAAACGTTATAGACGCCGTTTCGTTAGACGTTAATTCTCAAAACGCAACAGCAAATGATATATCGTACTTCATAGCTAAAGATAATCCATCTGCAACATCAATTGACGATTTCCAATGGCTACCAATATCGCCAATTAATAATCTAAATAAATCATATCCTTCCGTAGTTTCGTTCAATGGTTCAAATTTGGTATTTAAAACGATATCAAAAACAGCTCAAGAAAGTACAGAGCAGGTCATTAAATATTTTTCAACCAAAGAAGAAACAGACCTGCCCGGATACGAGGGGGCAAAGATACACAGAATTGCAAAGCTCGATAGATCATACAATCCGATAGAGCCAGTAATACTTGAAGGCTATAATAGATACCTCTGGCATAAGGTAGACTACGAAGAGAACCTATGCGTAGATGTTTCTAAATGGAAAAATGATGTTTTAACTAATTCTAATTACAACGTGGTAACATCTAGTGCACAAGTAGGAAATACATCATCGTTTTGGACTGCCCCATCCATAGATAGTGGAGGAAGTGTCTATATATCTTTTGACATATTATCATCTTCAGCATTTGTTATACAAAAAACCTTGACTAAAGATGACGACTATAGTTTGAACTGGGATTTAGCGGTTTATTTAAATGGATCTTTAATTAAACGAGTTCCTCCAGATGTGTCCTCTGAAAATATAGTTTGGAATTTTGTTGAAGGAATCAATAACGTAACTATATGTATAGATGCTAAGCCAAAGCCAACGTCATCTTCGTACTATGGATTGTACGGTTCTTTTAGTCTCATGCAGCAGTCTAGAATATCTGAATATGGATTGATATATCAAAAATATTTATCCTACGTAGTTTCAGATTTGTTTAAAAATAGTGATACAATATTAAATAACAGTTTTAGTATAGCTACAATTGATACGGAAAAATACATTATATCCAATAGGGAAATAGTAGATGGTTCTAGATTGTATTATTATGTAAACAATGCGAACTCCGCAGTCGATGCAGTCAGGGTTAGAATAGATATGAACAGGGATCTTTTAAAGCCAAAAGCTTCACCGCTCGTTACTTCTTATAGGGTAAAGTTTAAGAGAACTCAAGAAATAAAAGATACGGCATTAAGAGCAGCGTCGGATATATTGGGATCGAGGAGTTAAGGTATGTCAACTTATTTTCATAATGAATACGATAAATCAAACGATATTTATCAACCATTATTGAATAGGTCTAGGCAAACGTATAGGGGTCCAAGATCTTCAGTAAAGGAGAACCTAGAGCAGGATCAAATCCTGATAGATATAGCTAGATTAAAGAAAAGAATTAATCAGCTAGAATCTATGATAACGCAGATGTCCGAAAGCTTTTATTTCCATAATTCAGCTACTCCAAATACGGTCTCTGCAACTCCTTTTTATGATATTGAGTATAAAATGTATGAAGAAAGCACCCCCAACTACTATTATATAGACGATGCGGTAGCTTTGTCTGCTCAACTTTTTAGATTATATAGAAAACTAAACATATTAGAAAATCAGGAGATATAATGTCTGAATTAATAAATACACAAAAGAGAACTAATCAATACTCAGGCAACTATAGTTCAGAGGACTATAATAAAAGAGTAGAGGAAAACTACCAAGACCTAGTTTATCTGTATAATAAATACAATGTCATAGAGAAAAAGCTTGATGATACATTTAACAGGGTCGCTACGGATCATGTATTTTTGAGTAGGCATATAAAAGACATTTCTGACAGAATAGCAGCACTAGAGGCTACAGAAAATACTCTTTCAATACATTCTTTTAGTCAAATAGACAACGCAAGATTTGCCTCAGACCAGGATTACGCAATAACAGCTGGACAACAGCTCTCTTTTAATTCAATATACAACTACGTAACTCTTCCGCAGGTAACTACTTCCTCGGTGTCGCTGCTTAAATCGTACAACTCACTTGGAGATCAAGTAATACCAGACTTTATTAATTTAAAAGTTTCACCAATAGCTTCAGCCGATGGGCCTGGGGCATTAATAGATACAACACCGCCATATTATTGTCTGTTTGATAGGCATGATAGAGTTTGGAGACGTTCAGTCATAGTTGACGAACCGGTTACAAACGGTGCGATGGGATATTTTTACGTTAAGGTTCCGCAAAACTCTGTTAATCAAAAGATTAACACTATAATGCTGACACCCTACCCTTCTAATTCTGTAGATATTCTTGCTATAGAATACACTCAGAAAAATAATCCAACGTTATCTGACTCAGATACATGGAAGCCAATTAACGAATACTCTCTGTACAATAATGATCCAGCAGCAGTTGGATATGTCGCTCCAGGGGGATGGGTAAGGTCAACTGTTTCTGATGCAATCAACCTGTCTGGACCACTATACTTTAGTTTTAATGTAGCTCAAACCGACGCTAATCCAATAACTGGAATTAGAATCTTAATGAGACAAAGAAATTATATTAAAGAAAACAATAAATATATCTATACATATGGATTATCAGATTTTGACCTAAGAGTAGATAGGTATATGTCATCTGGAAAAGCTTTCATTAAATTTAACGCTCCAGAAAATACTTTAATTTTTACAGTAGATTCTGTCTTTCCAAAAATATACAACGTTCCATTAAGTTTAATTGACAATGTGTTCAGTTATAGGGTGATTTATCCAACTTCTTCTAACGGCTATAGCCTAATTCCTCAAGGTGGATCTTCATCTGTTTGGATTGAGGTTTCTTTAACTAAGACTGAGAATAATATAATACCAGTTATGAATGACTTAGTGATTAAATATAGTTAATTTAGCTATATGCAATTACTATTAATGACAACCAATATTTTAAATACAAGGAGTAAAAATGGCTACATTTTATGATGGACCAAGACCAGTTTTAAAGGGTAGAAATACCACAGAAATGGTCAACCCATACAAGGGAACCGCCGGCACATACTCGTTCTATCCTTTGTTTAGCACGTCACATGTCCTCGATGGAGCCCCAGATAATCATCACGTTCCAGGAACTGGCAATCACCCCGGCAGCGTTTTGCTTTCGCAGTTGTTTAATGGAACATCGCTTTATGTCCATCCTCTTTCAGGCACTTTCCCAGATGGAACAGCAACCTACGATGGCGCAAGATACAGACCGCTAGAGTTTAAGGGTCTCGCATCAGCTAGTGCATTTGCATCTGGATACGGTCACGAGGTAGATAGAGCAAGCGACTACGCACTGTACAGTAACTATAAGTTTGATGGCGTAACTTCAGCAGAGGTCTTTGCTTCTGGTTATGGTCATGCACCAAGAACCGATGCGCAAGGTGCACCTTCTACGTTTGGACTTTTCAAGCCAGACGAGTATAATGGTGTAGCAAGTGCAGTTGTTTTTACAAGCGGTTACGGTCAAGCAAATACTACTGGAGATTATGGTCGTGAAAAAGTCAACGAATGGTCCGGTGTTCCATCAGCAAAAGCTCTATAACTACTACAAAAACCCAGTAGTCCTAGAGAAAGATGATAGAGTATCCGGAGCGTATGCGTGGATATTACTTTTCGCCGCAATTGTAGCGTACGATACTTTTGCTATTAAAACAAAAAAAGTAGAAACCTTAACAAGGGCATTTTGGAGATCTACCGAACAGCCTGTTAAAAATATAATACCAATAGGTTTATGGCTTACGTTAAGCTTTCATCTACTGGGTGAAAAAACAATAAGAAAAAAACTATTCGGAGGTAAATCAAATGAATAAACTATATAAAGACGTAGCAGAAAGAGCGCTTTGGACAGCAGTTCAAACATTTATAGCCGTTTGGACAGTAGCCGATCTTGAGTCAGCAAAGGCAGCTGCAGTAGCTGCAATAGCTGCTGGGCTAAGCGTCGTAAAAGGTTTTGCTGCAACAAAAATTGGAGATAAAGAGTCAGCCTCTACGTTGAAATAGTCAATACAGCTATACTATAACATCGCTTACTTGATATAATGTATGTAAGCGGTAAAGACAAAATCCCGCCCACGTTGGCGGGATTAGTCATTTTATACGGGTGTTTTTATAGGTTTTTTCAGAGTTAGATAGGTAAAGAAATATGTCAGATCTTTTAGAAAAGGTCATAAAAGAAGAAACTCTTCCAATAGATTTAGCTGAAGAGTATTTAAAAATATATGTAGCGGATATAGAGTGGAAAACGCACATCAATAAACTATGGAAAAATTTTAACAATAAAAACAAAGATCAAGAAGAGTGCAAGTACCTCGTTAAAAAAGCAATAAGCTGCGCAGTACTTCTTCCCAGTTTGGAAAACACGGAGATACCAGATCCTCCACAGTCTCTTTTGTTTTGGTGTACGGCTTGGGCCCAGTTTAATGAGAGAGATTGGTTTTCTCTTTTCAAAGAAACTGTTCAAAAAGATATTGAAGTAAAAAACAATAGAAAGAAGATAATAGAAGTTGGAATAATAGACCCAATTGACTATTCTCCATTAACAAGACAAGCATTTAATTGGCTGTACGATAAAGCTGATGCCTCCGGATGTATCAACGATCTTAATAAAGATCAGGTCATTAAAAAACTAAAAAACTTAGTTAGCATATATGGCGGAGCTGTAATATCTAGTATATTTATTAGTCACAAAAACGCTATAGGAAAAGTTACTAACTGGAGAAGTGGATATTTCTTTGAAAAAGAAATACATAAAATATATTCTTTAGACAAAATAATCAAAATTAAAAATATGGAATTTACAAAAACAAATTCTAATTATATTATCAAATACAACACATTATCAAACAAGAACAGGCAATAAAAGGAGTAATAAATGTCAGTTGAAATTGAAAACGGAAACCCAGATCTAACACCATTAAGTACAAAGCCTTCAATGTTTTTGTTTAAGTTAACAGATGATTTTGTCGAATCATACAAAGAAAAAGCTTCCCCTTTTGGATACAAAGACGCGGGTGGCAATTCTGTTGGAGAGATAACTTTTTTGAGAACTTATTCTCGCCTTAAAGAAGATGGAACAAAAGAGACATGGGTTGAAGTATGCGAGAGAGTAGTAAATGGAATGTACTCTCTACAGAAGGAGCACTGCAAAAAAAACAGACTTCCTTGGAACGACGCAAAAGCGCAGGCTTCAGCTAAAGAAGCCTTTGATCGTTTGTTTAATCTTAAATGGACCCCCCCAGGAAGAGGGTTATGGGCAATGGGTACAAACATCGTCAACGTGCAAAAAAATTCCGCAGCACTACAAAATTGCGCATTTGTATCTACATCAGAGATGACCAAGCTAAATCCAGCAAAGCCCTTTGGCTTTTTGATGGAAGCATCAATGCTTGGCGTTGGTGTCGGTTTTGATGACAAAGGTGCAGACAAAGATTTCACTATATATGAACCAACTAAACCAGTTGTCACAGAAGTTATTGAAGACAGCAGAGAGGGTTGGGTATCCTCACTTATATCAATCCTTAATTCCTATTTGAAACAGGATCAAAGCCCTGTTGAGTTTGATTACTCGCTTATTAGACCAGCTGGTACTCCGATTAAAACTTTTGGAGGCGTAGCTGCAGGTCATCAACCTCTTGAAAATCTTCATAATCATATAAGAAAAATGTTTAGTGGACGCAATGGCGATAAACTAACAAAGGTTGATGTAGCTGACATAGGTAACATGATAGGCGTATGCGTAGTGTCCGGCAACGTCAGACGTTCAGCTGAGCTGTTAATAGGTAGCCTTAATGACGAAAACTTTTTGAACTTAAAAAATTCTTCTGTGTTTCCAGAAAGAAATTCTTACGACTCACAAAACCCAGGATGGGGTTGGATGAGCAATAATTCAGTTGAAACAACTGTAGGTACTGACCTATCTTCTATAGTCGATGGAATCTCCCTAAACGGAGAACCTGGCGTTCTATGGATGGATATGTCTAGAAAATATGGAAGATTAGCTGATCCGCCAAACAATAAAGATTGGCGTGTTGCTGGTTACAACCCATGCGCCGAGCAATCGCTAGAGTCATACGAATGCTGCACGCTAGTTGAGACTTATTTAAATCGTCATGAAAATCTTGAAGACTATAAGCGCACTCTAAAATTTGCTTACCTTTACGCTAAAACAGTAACCCTTCTTCCAACTCACTGGGAAGAAACGAATGCAATCATGCAAAGAAACAGAAGAATAGGAACTTCTATGTCTGGAGTTGCAAACTTTGCAGATAGAGTTGGCGTTCCAGCTTTGCGCGAATGGATGGATGAGGGCTATAAAACGGTTCAAAGATATGATAATGTTTATTCTGAGTGGCTTGGAATTCGTGAGTCGATTAAAATGACTACAGTTAAGCCATCTGGTACGGTTTCTATTTTAGCTGGTGAATCACCAGGCGTTCACTGGACACCAGGCGGTAAATTCTTTAATAGAACAATTAGATTTTCTAATGACGACCCAATGCTTCCATTGTTTAAAATGGCAAATTATACAGTCGAACCTGCATCAGAGTCACCTGATACTACATCTGTAGTTTATTTTCCAATTAAATCAGAAGCTGCAAGAGCAGAGCGTGACGTGACTATATTTGAAAAAATGTCACTAGCTGCTATGGCGCAAAGATACTGGTCAGATAACTCTGTTTCTGTGACGATATCTTTTGATAAAGAAAAAGAAGCTCAACACGTAGGAACAGTACTTCACATGTATGACGGTCAATTAAAAACTGTATCGTTTTTGCCAAGTGGCAATGACACCTATCCTCAAATGCCATACACGCAAATCACAGAAGAACAATACGTACAAGCCACAATGTCATTGTTCCCAATAGACTTAACGGGAGTCTATGCTGGAATGGCTTCGGATGCAATAGGAGAGAGATATTGCACTACAGATTCTTGTGAAATTAAATTCATAAAAGATTCGATTAGTTAGCCTATATAAATGTCCGATGATAATGATTTTGAAGAAATCTTTTCTAATATCGCAGAGAATGAAAAGATAGAAAATATAGATATCATTCTTAATGAAGAGAAAATATCCTATGCAAAAAATTATCTTAATATTATTAATTCTTTAAATCAACTTGTAGTACATATAAGCGCTATGACAATAGATTTATTGAACGATCCTACGTTTTCTCTTGATAAAGAAATATGTGATATGATTGAGCAAGCATATGTAATGTCAGAAGATCTAACCGACTTAATAGTTAATAACTATTATTCAATATCTTTAGAAGATTTTGAAGAGGTAAATGGATTTCTTGACGAAGAAAATGGAGATGAACAAGGTGATGGAGAATTCTAAAGAATTAATAGAAGTACAGCCAAATGTAGTTTCAGAAATGGATTTAGAAGATAAAAGAATAAACGTTTTAAATAATGGCTACGTTAGATTGGTTGATTATATGGGAAGTGATATTTCCGTAGCTAACGCAGCCAGAGCATCTTTTGCAAAAGAAAATAGCTCCAATCAACTATCAACGTCCGATGCTAGATTAATTAAATATTTAGCTAGAGAAAACCACATGTCTCCATTTCGACACGCATTCATAACATTTGAATTTAAAGCACCACTCATGGTTGCTCGACAGCATTGGAAGTATGTTGTTGGATCGGATCACACAATGGATTCATGGAATGAGTCTTCAAGAAGATATATAACTATGGACCCAGACTTTTATATCCCAAAACCAGATGAATGGAGACTGGCTCCAGAAGATAAAAAGCAGGGTTCTGCTGGGTTAATGTCCCCATGGGATGGGTCCATATTTACCGAACAATTGAAAAGACTAATAGAGACGAGCGAAGCTTTATATAACATGGCTCTGCAAAGCAACATTGCTCCAGAGCAAGCTCGATTATTTCTTCCAGCGTACGCAATGAATGTTGTGTATAGATGGTCATGCAGTCTTCAGTCAGTTGCGCTGTTCCTGTCTCAAAGACTAGCAGACGATGCCCAAAAAGAAATACAGGCTTACGCAGATGCTGTGTACAGATTAACACAGCCATTGTATCCTGTGTCAATATCATGTTTACTTGGTAAAGAATAATGATATTAGATATATTTTTTATAGTGGTATTTTCATTTTTTTTAAATTGGTTAATATCTTTACACTTTTATCTCCAAGCAAACACTGCAAACGTCAGATTAAGAAATCAATTAATATTTATATGTATTGTCTTAGGCATTGTTTTAGGTATATTTACTAGATATTTACAATGATAAATAGAAAAGATATTCAATTTATTAACCTTTGCGTTCAGGCGTCAAAGATATTTTCAACATGCGGAAAAAAGAAATACGCAGCAGTTTTAGTTGATGATTGCAATCATATAGTTGGCTTTGGTTACAATGGAGGGCCATCCGGACACGCTCATTGCGAAGACGGTGGCTGTCCAAGACTGCAAGAAAATAGCCCAAGCGGATCAAACTACGACAATTGCATAGCAGTGCATGCAGAGGCTAACGCCCTACTGCATAGTGACTACACATCAAATGCAAAAAAAATATATATAAATGGACCGCCATGCTTTGACTGTGCTAAGCTCATTGCAAATACTACAATAAAGAAAATATACTATATAAATGATATTACATATATTAAATGGAAAGAAATAAGAACTTTCCTCAATAAATCAGGAATAGAAACGGTAGAAATATCAGATGCCAGCATCTAAGTTAAACTATATAGTTCTTTATGATGGAGTCAGTCAAGTGTTTGGCTGCTCATCAAAAAAGATCGCATTAGAATCTCCACCACCAAGTGGTGTTGATGTAAGTAAGAAGAAGATATATTTTATAACATTAGAACCAGACACAAACAACCTGTGTATTCATAAAGTGGAAGAAAATGAGTAAAAAAGAAAAAGCAAAAAAGAAAGTAATTTTAAAAATCAAAGCACAAGAATCATATATCCAAGCAGATAGTGATTTCTTTATTAAAGTAGCAGAAGCGTTAGAGTTACTCGCCAAGAATACAGAAGATAAAGCTCAAAAGAATCACTTGGTAAGCAGTGCAACTTTCATAAGAAACGCTTCATATGAAAATACTTTTAATCCACAAGATAACGATTACTTTGATGATTGGGACTAAGAATAATGATAGACCTATGCGTGGTAAACCACAATACAAGAAGACTAATGCAGCGTTTTTTGGACGACCTGCATAGTGATTTAGACAGTTCAAATGGCGCGCTCAACTGGAAACTCTACATAACAGACAATGACTCTAGTGATGACTTTGTAGAATTTATTAGAACCAAAGGTCATACATATAATATAGAAAATCTATTCCTCAGAAAGAATATAGGATATTCTGCAGCGTGCAATTATATGGCATCTAAAGGTAATTCAAATATAATTGGATTGTTGAATTCTGATGTTTGGATGAAAAACTCTGATGTAAATAAAATTCAAGAAATATTTGACAATAATCCAGACATACATATTTTAGGGCCAAAACAAAGAGATGAATACGGAAGAGTAACTCACGCAGGTATAACTGGAACAGGATCAAAACCAGTTATGAGAGGCTGGATGGTTAGTGACAAAGACGATACTATGTTTAGGGATCAATTAGAATGCGTAACAGTTTCTGGTTCTGCGTATTTTATAAGAAGAGAAGTATGGGACGCAATGACCAATAACCAAGAATATAGGAAACTTCATCCGGAAGCAGAGGGAGCATTTTTGCCTACTCCTCATTATTATGAAGAAACTTGGTGTTCATATTTTGCAAGACATTTAGGTTATAATGTTGTTTATGATGGTTCGGTTTCAATTGGCCACAGTTGGCATGCATCATCAGCTAAACCAGGAGAAGGTGTAAGTCACGTAGATCACTACTTCCCTATCTCTAGAGAAATATTTAGAAAAGCATGTGATCATTTTGGAATAGAAAGAGATTAATTATGAGCGACAAATTAAATCCATGGATATATAACGCAGAAGTAAAAAAAGTAGTTGATGGTGATACTTTTGATATCATTATTGATCTTGGTTTCGATGTAATGAAAAAGAGTCGCGTTAGACTATACGGTGTAAATACACCAGAAAGTCGCACTTCTAATATTGAAGAAAAAAAACTTGGCCTCGCAGCAAAGGAGTTTACCGATCAGTGGTTGACTAAAGCAGGGCATTGGGTTAAAATAGAAACAGTAATAGATAAAAACGAAAAGTATGGTAGAGTATTAGCCAAGGTATGGGATAAAGACGGAAACTGCTTAAACACAGATTTGGTCACAGCCGGCTTGGCTAAAGAATACTTTGGTGTTGGCGATAAAACTTGGACAGAGTTTAAAAAGGACAAATAATGCAAACGTTTCTTCCATATGATGATTTTCTTCAATCAGTAAAGGTCTTAGACTATAAAAGACTAGGAAAACAAAGAGTTGAAACATTTCAAGTTCTTAACATACTTCTTGATAGAACGCCTACAAAAGGCTGGAGAAATCACCCAGTTACTCGCATGTGGGCTGGTTACGAAGAAGCGCTAAAACTCTATCAAAATCTTACAATAGAAGAGTGGATTGGTAGGGGCTATAAAAATACCATGCAGCTTGAAGTAATTAATATGCGTGACATAAAAATGCCACCATGGTTTGGTGGTAAAGAATTTCATAGATCGCACAGATCAAATTTACTTCGTAAAGATTACGAATATTATTCCCAATATTTTGACGAGCCAACAAATTTAGAGTATCATTGGCCAGTATGAGCGTAAAAGTATTTTTATCAGGAGCAATGGATTACGTAGGCGACTATGCAATTCATTGGAGAAAGTCAGCAACTAAGTCTTTAGAGTTTCTTGGTTATGAGGTCTTGGATCCTACGGCTATTCCAGAGGATTTAAATGAAATGTCTCCAGAAGAAGTAGCTCAAAAAAATTTGTTTTTACAAAAAAAAGCAGATATACTCCTAGTCGAATACATGCTTAAAGATCGCGCATATATAGGTACTGACTTTGAACTTGCGTGGGCAAAAATCCACGGTCAACCGTCAGTGGTCATGTGTTCGCCCCACTATAAAAGTAGGGTATACATGAAATATATGGCAACAAAACTTGCAGATAACCTGCAAGATGCGATAGAATATATCGCAATACATTATCCAGCTAATTAACAAAGGAAAAGGTAATTATGTCAGACAATAAGTTCAAGTACTTTACTGTTGAGTCTGTTGTGGTCGTTAAGGCCAACAATAAGGCTGACGCAGAGAAGCTTGCATCGGGTCGTCGTGGAGTTCAGGGTGAAGTCATCTTGAAGACGACTGATGTTGAGCGCATCTCAGCAGTAGAGGCTCGCAAGCAAATTGAAATCTGATTTTAATCAGTAGTTAAAAATGGGAGAGTAGTCATGTGCTACTCTCCCATTTTTTCTTAACAAAGGAAAAGTAATGATTTACGGTTTAATGGTAGCTAGAAACGAAGAAAATAGATACCTAGAAGAGTCTTTAAAAAGACTATCAAATCAAGTAGACAAAATAATATTTACAGACGATTGTTCAACTGATGGCACTCCAGATATAGCTAGAAAGTATGCTGAAGTGTATTCTACTTCAGAGAATTTATTCATTAAGCATGAGGGGCAATTAAGGTCTGAAGCTTGGTCAAATCTTTCAAAACACGCAAAGCCAGGAGACTGGATTGTTGCGATAGATGCAGACGAAAAAATATATACACTAGATAATTCTTCAATAGAAGAAACATTAAAAATGTCACCGTACGATGTTGTTAACGTCAGAAGATATGAAATGTGGAATAGCGAAGGTTATAGGGTTGACAAAATGTGGGCACCACATAATACGATGCGTATATTTAGGTATAATGATGGCGGAGTTTATTTAGACAAAGTTTTAGCGTGCGGTTCTGAGCCAGTGTATGTAATGCAATGGGTTAGAAATAGAAACTTCTGGCTAGAATCAGGTATAATAATGCAGCATCTTGGCTACCTTAGAGATGAAGATAAGGAAGCCAAGTACGAAAGATATACAACTATAGACAATGGAAAATTCCATAACATTAATCATATCAATTCAATAAAAGATCAGTCACCAGTCTTGATACCGTGGGGTATCTTCGGAGATAAAAAGGTAGAATTACAATGAAAACATTAGGAGCCAAAGAAACGATTAAGCAGTTGACATATAGAATGTCCAATAGGCAGAGATTTTCTTATGTTGGATTTTCTAAGTCAGCCGTCTTAGCAGCTGCTGGAAAGATTTCTCCAGATAAAAGACCGCCAAAAAATTTTACAAAAGCTATTTTAAATTCAATGGAAACATCTGATAAAAACTTTATGAAATGTGTTCCAAATTTCCTATTACATTCAAACGAAGATGTAAACGTATCTTCTTTAAACGGATTTAAAGACTCAGTAATTTATGATGCCGGGATGTTTGAATATTATTTCTTAAATAGAAAAGATATTTTTGATGATTTTGTTAATTTCTACATTAAGAACAGTAAAAATTTAGTTGTTTCTTTTCACGATAAAAAGCTAACACAAAAGCTAATTGGAAACCCAACTTATCATATCCATGTTCCATATAATGATTTCTACGATAGGTTAGATCAAGTGTCTAGTCAGATTATTCAGCTGGATGGGCAGATTGACCATTGTATACTTGATTGCCCAGTGCTAGCTCCTGCTTTAGCGAGTAGAGTTTGGCAAAATTCAAATATATCTATATTAGATTTTGGAAAATTATTTACAATAGCAAATAAATAAGATAATGAAAAAGTCAGAATTTCTCGATGGCGACGATATCGAGTACATGGTTGACCTTTTATTGGATAGCTCGTTATCTTTAACTGATATAGCAAAAGAATTAGATTGCTCTATACAGACTTTAAACAAAAAAATAAATCAACATGGACTTTCTTGGCTTAAGAAAAGCCATAGAAAGATGTCAAGAGGTCAAGCAGCACTAACAGCAGTAATGCAAAAGCTGTTGCCAAACGAAGAGATACTCAATGAGTATCACTTAGGCGATAGATTGAAACTTGATGTTTACTGTCCAAAGTATAAGATAGGAGCAGAGTATCACGGTCGTCAACATTTTTATTTTACTGGTAGATTTTTTAAATCTAGAGAAGACTTTGAAGACGCAGTAGCGAGAGATAATAAAAAGATAGCCAGATGCGAAGAGCTCGGAATTGCTTTAATTGTATTTAGGTACAACGATAAACTTACAGAAGAAGCAGTTTATGAGAGAATGATTTCTGCAATTAGAAACTCTCCAAATAAACCTTCTAAGGAAATTAAAAAGCCAAGTATTGTTAAGAATAGTTATTATCAAGAAAGAAAAAAGAGCTATAATGATAGCAAGAAAAAAAGATACAAAGAGCTGAAAAAGAAAAATGACAACAGAAGAAAATCCAAATAACTTTCCTTTAGAATATCAGATTTTTGCCCTATGCCTAAGAAAGGATGGGGCAATTAAATTTTTTAATGAGAATTTAAATTCTAATATAGTCGGGATTAACCATGGAGAGAACGGCATATATGAGTTCTACAATGCTTTAATTTCTTATTACAAAGCAACACAGTTATCGATAGTCGACCCAATAGCTTTCAAGTCTTGGCTGCAAACGGAAACAGAAATCTATGACGCTTTGGGTGGCGAACCTGGTGTTGAAACTATGTTTTCAATCCTGATGAAAATGGATTTATCTAGTTCTGAATCTATATTAAAATTAGTTGAACATAAGGCAAATAAAAGAAAGCAAATTGATTACCTTCAAGAGCTTCAGGTTTTAATTACACAGAAATCAAACAAATCAGATGAGGATATAGAAAGAATATCTATCTTAACTCAAAAGATTAGAGAATTAGAAAGTCAGATTAATTACGATCCATTAGAAAATATAACAACAGCCTTAGATATATCTTCTAGAGCAGAAGAATTGTTAGTCATACCAAACTTTCTTCCAACTCAATTTAAATCATTAAATAGAGCTATGGGCTATACTGACAATGGCGGATTTTTTAAGGGAGCTGTTCATGCGATTATAGCTCCATCCGGCAAAGGTAAGTCAACTTTTGCAAAGTGCCTCGTTAACAATTGGGTAGACAAAGGTTATTCAGCTTTGTTTGTTAATTTTGAAGAAGCTGTTTCTCACTGGGAAAGAGTTTTAATGACTCAAATAATAGGAAAAAATATTTATTCTGAAGCTAGTAGTTGGAGCCCAGAAGATAAACAAAAGTATGTTACTCTTTTTAAAGAGCGACTAGAGTCTTGGGGTGAAAGATTTATGGTTAGACATGACCCAGAAACTCCATACTTTGAGGATCTTGAAAGATGGTTAAGAGATATTATGGGACATAACTCAAAGCTTCCTGATGTAATTGTAATAGATACAATACAATCTATGTTTACTAGAGGTGGAAAAGGAAAGCCAAGATGGGGCGAATTTGAAGAAATGATGGTTCGTTTAGAAAAACTAGCTAGAGACATGGACTGCGTGATGATAATAACTGCGCAAGAAAACTCCAATAGAATGAAAGAAAAGAGAGAGGTTGTCCAGCAGTCAGATACTGGTGGTTCTTTGGCCATTCAGCAAAAGTGTGCGGTTACAATATTCATAACCGATAAGAAATTAGCTTCTGGCGACGAGTCCGAAGAGGACTACGTAATGCAACTGCAGATACCAAAGAATAGAATTACTGGATCTACATTTGTGTATGATCCTCCGCTGGTTAGATATAACGATGCAACAAAATCATATGAAGACTATGAAGTTGTACCAGATAGCATATATAATAATTCATCTATACTTGACGACTTACTTGGAGGAGATTTTTCTTAATGGTTAAAGTAAATTCAGCTGGAATCAAAGACTTTCAAACGTGCGAACTTTTATATGATTACAGGCATGTTCAAAAAATGCCAGAAGCAGTTGTAGCTAGAAACATATTAACAGAAAAGTTTGAAAACACATTAAAAAATGTAATAAATTTTTATCTATACAAAAAACAAGGTGGAATTACTCCATCGTATTCAGCTCTTTTAAATAGGTGGGAGAAACTTTGGTTTCCAAAAAATGCGTCAGCTCAAGACATTATTAACGATAAGCACGAAAGCGCATATGGAAATATGTCAAGCTTAACAACAAAAGCAGCAGGAGTTTTATTATCTTTTTGTGAGTTTTTTCAAGATGAATCTATTATCCCACTTGGAATATCAGAGGAATATACGGTTCCAATGGGTCATTCTATTTTGACAGATGAATTTGATTTAATTTATTTAAAAGATAATAATATTCATGTTGTAAAATGGGTTTTTAATTACAAAGACTCTCATCATTATCTTTATAATGTAGATTTTATATCAATGTATTACGCCTATGTACATAAGAACAAGGGCCAAATTGGTAATACTAAATTTGGATACTATGATATAATGGCTTCTAAGCATTCACTTCAAACGTTTGACATATATCAAGAAGACATTAAGTCACTAGAATACTGGGTGTCCTCAATGGAGAATAAAAAGATCTTTGCTCCTAGAAGAGGGTTAACCTATTACTGTAAAAGATGTCCGTTTGATTCACCGTGTTCAAAATGGTCACAATGGGATAAGGAAAAATAACTATGGCTAATAAAAAAAATTCAATTTTAGATGACATACTTCAAGACGAACAGATAGTTAATCTATCCGAAGAGGAAAATAATATTTTATCTCCTTTACTAGAAGAGATATCTCTTATAGAAGATGATGGATTAAGATCTTTTGTAAAGTCAATTTTAATAAGAGCCGATTCCTTCTGGTTAATACCTTCATCTTTTTCTGGCAAGTATCATCCACCAGATGAGCACAATGAGGGCGGTAACGTTCTTCATACTAAAAGAACTGTTAGGGCAGCTAAGATTTTGTCTGAGTCACATAGCGTATCGGTTGAAGAAAAGGACATAATAATTGCAGCCTGCCTACTACATGATGTTACAAAGGGAAAAATAGAGAAAGACGGCTCCTTTACATACGACAAAATGCATCCGTACACCGTTGGTGAATTTGTCAAGTTTTGTCAAGAAGATGACAAGAAGTATGCGAACGATATTAATTCATCTACCTTATATGTTACAGAAGAAGATGTTCAAACTCTTTTGAGACTAGTGAGATGCCATCTCGGTCCTTGGTCTCCGGTGCCAGAAACAGTACCTATAACATACCTTGATATGATCGTACACCTAGCCGATAATATAGCTTCAAAAGTTCACTATATATTAGATGGAGATGAAATTCTGCCAGAAAGATGGAATTTAAATGAAGGAACTGACAAATAGAATCAATAGAAGATTTTATCTTTCTTCAAATATTGAAAAGATTATAGAAGATTCCGTCTATTATAGAAGCTTTTCTAGTGAAATGAACGAGTCTAAAAAGATTATTATAGGAAACTTTAACGAAGATTCTGGCAAAGGTAAAATCGAATGAAGCCAGTATATGAAGACGGTAAGTTTCTAAATGATTGGAAATATGTAGAGGTAGCTAGGTATGTCCCTTCTTTGTCTCGAGTTATAAGAGACAAAGATGGCGATCTTCCTTTGATAATCGACTACGTCGACGTGTCCAAGTACGCAGAAAAACATAACAATACTGGTATCTATACTTCTGTATGGCTTTATAATTCAAAAGATCTAGATTCATGTATTAGATATTCAAACTTATATTTTGATCTTGACAGTAAAGACATAGAAGAATCTCACAAAGAAACAATCATACTGTTTGAATATCTTTCTAAACAAATTCCTGAAGAATCTATTAAGATTTATTTTACTGGTAAAAAGGGATTTCACATAGAGTGTCTTGCAACGAGCCTTGGCATATCTCCATCAAACGAGCTGCCAGCAGTTTATAGGTTTATAGCAAATAATATTAAATCAAAACTTAATCTTAACTGCGTTGATTTAAGCGTTTATGACCCAAGAAGAATGTGGAGACTGCCCGGCAGTAAGCATCAAGATTCCGGCTTATTTAAAACTCTATTAAGTAAAGAAGAATTGTATTTAGACATTGAAAGCATATATCAGTGTTCTTCAAGTCAAAGACCAGACGATTATGAAGTTGGACAATTCTCGTATAAAGCAAATCAGTGGTATAGGGATATGTACTATTTAATGGAGGAAGATAAGGAAAGAAGTAAGGATTATCTTTCCTATTTCAATAAGCATGGTTCAACTGGATTAAAGAAGATAGAAGATAGACCAAAACAATTTACTCCAAAAATCCTACTAGACAAGTGTCCATCAATAAAGAGAATAATAGAGGAAGCCAAGAAGAATAAAGATCTTGATCACGAAACAAGATTGTTTTTATGTTCTATACTAACTTATACCGACGAATCAATTGAATTTCTTCATGGAATATTATCATTGTGTCAAGACTATAACGTAGAAAAGTCAACAGCCCATATTCAAGACTGGATCAAAAGAAGACAGATGGGCATAGGCGGTAGGCCATATACCTGCGATAGAGCTAATTCAGTAGGGGTAGGTTGTGGCTCATGCAACTTGGAAGAAAGAAGAAAATGGGTTAAAATAGGTGATAGATTTGTTGAAACAAACGACAAATCATCACCATCGCCGGTTAGATTCGCATATAAAACTATAAAAAAAGAAAAGGATGAATAACACATGAGTGATATACAAAATCCAGATGATGTTATTGGTGTATGTTCTGAATGTAAATCAGATCAACCAATGGCTTATATGTACAATAACCCTTTTGCGCAAGAAGGAAAAGCTGTGCCATGCAAATACTGTGGTGGTATTGTAATAATTGTATATAGGGAACAAAGAGATTCTTCTATCAAAGGCAGTGATAGAGAAAGAGGATTGAGCTAATAAATGAAAAACTGGACCAATCTACATAACCATACTATTTTCTCCATGTTAGATGGACATGGTGATGTAGAGAAATATCTAACCAGAGCTAAAGACCTTGGAATGAAGGGTTTGGCAACTACAGACCATGGAAACATACATTCATGGCTAGACTTTTACGATGCTGGAAAATCTGTTGGCGTAACTCCGATACTTCGGAAGTGAATTCTACCAGGCGAGAAAGACTAGATTTGATAGAGATGAAGAAGAAAGATCTGGTCCAGCAAAAAACGAATGGGAACAAAGAGGCCCATACCATTTAACCGTCTTAGCTAAGAATAATATTGGATATTCTAATATTATAAAAATATCTTCTAAATCTTTTCTAGAAGGTTATTATGGAAAACCAAGAGTTGATCACCAGCTTATAAGCGATCATTCAGATGGAATTATAGTGCTTTCCGGATGCCTTAACGGAGAAGTTGCACAAGCGCTTCTTAGGGGTGACTATAATTTTGCGCTCAACGCAGCGTACCAGATGCAAAGCATAGTCGGTAAAGAAAACTATTTTATAGAAGTTCAAGATCATGGTCTTGTTGAGCAAAAAAGAATATCAAACGAGCTAATTCAAATCGCCAAAGCGATAGGAGCTAAAGTAGTTCCAACTGGAGATTGTCACTATGTGCATCAGAATGATGCAAGAGCCCATGACATAATGTTATGTGTTGCAACTAACTCTACCGTAAATACTCCAGATAGATTTTCTTTCAGTGGTGATAATTTTTATCTTAAATCGTACGAAGAAATGGCTTCAGTTTTTGACGAATCTTGGCTAAGCAACACGATGCATGTCTGTGACATGGTGGATTTAGATTTGAACTTTGGTGAAATTCACTTTCCAAAATTTCCAATTCCAACTAAAGAAACTTCAGTTGAATATTTTGAAAGATTAGCTTGGGATGGCTTAAGAAATAAGTATGGACAAGACCTACCCGAGCATATTGTTACCAGAGCAAATCATGAAATAAAAGTAGTGAAAGAGATGGGTTTTCTGAGTACTTTTTGGTTGTTTCGGACTTAGTGCGATGGGCTAAGTCTAATAATATTAGAGTTGGATGGGGCAGAGGCTCAGCCGCTGGAAGTATCTTATCCTACGCTTTTGATATTACTAATTTAGATCCAATTAGATTTGGTTTATTGTTTGAAAGATTTTTAGTTGAAGGCAGAAAGTCAATGCCGGATATTGACCTTGACTTTGATGATAGATTTAGAGACAAGGTTATAGATTACGCAAGAAGTAAGTATGGGGAAGACAAAGTAGCCCACATATGCACGTTTAATAGAACTGGCGCTAAGCAATCAATAAGAGACGCAGCTAGAGCTCTTGGTTACGATTTTGCAACTGGAGACAAAATATCAAAGTTAGTCCCACCACCTGTATTGGGTGTTTCTAAAAATCTAAATGAATGCATGCAAGTTTCGGAGTTCAGCACATCCTACAAAACTGAAGATACATCTAAGCAAATCATAGATGCAGCGTTTGGACTAGAGGGGCTGGTTAGGCAGACTGGAATTCACGCAGCTGGAATAGTTATATCAAAAGGTCCGTTAACCGACTATCTTCCAATCATGCAAAAGGGTGTGGACAATCCTGTTGTAACACAATGGGATATGTCAAGAGTAGAGCAGTGTGGACTATTAAAAATAGATTTCTTAGGATTAAGAAACCTTGGCGTAATAGACCAATGCATTAAAACGGTAAAGAAAAATCATAATATAGATATAGATGTAAATAAAATTCCTTTAGATGATCAAAGAACCTACGAAGAGCTTTGTAAGGGTAACGCAGTAGGAGTCTTTCAGTTGGAGTCATCTGGAATGAGAAGCTTAATGTTGCAACTTCAGCCAAAAACAATTGAAGACATCATGGCATTAATATCTCTTTATAGACCAGGCCCAATGGGTTCTGGTATGGACAAATTATTTATAGATAGAAAGCATGGCCGTTCTAAAATTACTTACGAGCATCCAAAATTAGAAGAAGCGTTAAGTCAGTCTCTTGGAATTATGCTTTACCAAGAGGATGTGCTAGCAGTAGCTAGGGGCTTGGCTGGCTTTACTTCTGGAGAAGCAGATGATTTAAGAAAAGTTATTGGCAAAAAGCAGATGGACAAAATACCAAAGCTTAGACAAAAATTTGTTAAAGGTTGCGTAGAAAATTCAAATCTAGATAAGGCATTAGCAAATAAAATATTTTCAGATATTGAATACTTCGGTGGATACGGATTCAACAGAGCGCACGCTGCAAGCTATGCAATGATTTCATATATAACTGCTTACCTTAAAACCCATTACACATCAGAGTATATGGCAGCTCTTCTTACTTCTGTGGCTGGAAACAAAGATAAATTGTTTTTATACTTAAATGATTGTAGAAAGCTAGGGATTAAGGTATTCCCTCCATCCATTAATCAATCTGAAATAGATTTTGAAGTAAAGAAAGATAAGGAAATATTGTTTGGTTTAGCCTCAGTAAATGGAATAGGAATTTCAATAGCTGAAGCTATTATAAAAAATAGAGACACACAAAAACCATACCACTCAATGCACGACTTCTATAGAAGATGTGATTCATCTGTATTGAAAAAATCTACCTTAGAACATCTTATTTATTCTGGCGCACTTGATGAATTAGTGGACACTGAAGAGGATAATGATATAAATAGATCTTCGGAACTAAGCATTCTTGAAAAGGAAAAAGAAGAGCTTGGAATCTATGTTACAAAACATCCGCTAGAGGGTACCTGGGATGTGATGAAAACAAATATAGATCTTGAGCTAATAGAGATACCCGAATGCACTAATGGATCTTATATAAAAGTTGGAGGAATAATAACTTCTTCAAAAAAGATTATAACTAAAAAAGGTGCAAGAATGTTTAAGTTTAATCTAGAAGATCCATCAGGCGAAATAGAGGTTGTAGTCTTCCCCAAAGATGCAAAGAATTACAGTGATGAATTTTTTAAAGCTGGAGAAATAGCTTATATTTCTGGAACTTTAAATAGAGAAACCGACGACGAAAACTCATCCAATAGGATATTTTTATCCAACCTTGAAAAGGTCGATAATGCAACAATGTATAGTGGAAAGGCAATTTATTTAAACTATAAATCAATTGACTCTCTACAGCTAAAAAAAATATATGATATAATTAATAATAACAATGGCAATAGGCAAGTGTATCTAAACGTAGATTCTAATTTGGGTACATTTGTTTATAAATTTAATAAAACTACAAATAAAAACGCTGAAAAGTTAATCAAAGAATTACTGGAGGAAAATCAATAATGGCAGCAGCAGGTAGCTATCAGAATCCTACGGAAAAACAGTGTTGGAGCTACTGTTTTTCTTGTGGCAGATGCGAAGACAAAGGGCGCTTTAGCAAGTGCAAAGGATGCAGCGGAAGATACGATCCACAGGGTAGGATAGATCCCCACCCAGAGGACTTCTGCGACTGTAGAAACGGTACATTAAGATGGAAAACTCAAACTGGTAGAGTGGTTATCACCAAGTTTAGATCTAATCCATATAGTGGATCTGTAACATACGAAAAGAAATCAGAAGATGAAAGAGACTGGGAATCATACCTAAAAGATATGAGAGAGAAAATGAATGATCCAAACTGGAACCCAATAACCATCATTGGAGAAGACGGACCCGTTAAAGGAGTTGGAAGATAATGAATCATCAATTAGCAAAACTGGTTAAGAATGATATAACATTAATTGAATATCAAGATTCTACCCATGTACAGTCTGATAAGTACTTTATACAATCTGGAGTCGTTGGTTTTTTTGCAACCAAAAAGCAATTAGAGGACCTGCATGACATATTGAATTACTATTTAAACATGGAAAATTTTGAACAGTGCAAGATAGTTGTTGATGATTTAAACATAAGCGCACTGCCGGAGGTATAAATGTCTAATAATTATTACGATGAAATGGAAATAGGTAACTCTGGCTGGGTTCCTACAAAAAACGGTGGATACAAAAATATTCACAACAACCACACTCTCGATGCCAACGGTAGAGAGTTTGATGAAAATGGCAATTTAATATACGATCCAGAAAATGATGTAAATGATATCGATTAAAACAGCAAAAAACATAACAGACTTTGAGAAGTTACACTTAACAGATCTTTCATATTCAAGGATAGATACATACAAAATGTGTCCATCTAAATACTTCTTTTCATATATAAAGAAAGAACCAAGGCAATTTAATGACGCTGCGGTACTACGGAAACATAGTTCATTCCGTACTAGAAGACCATGTAGGCACTGAAGCTGGATTAAACCCAGATAGTCTCTTAGAAGACTATGAGGTAAAAAGATCTAGTTATGATCCAAACAATATTATAAACGATGGATTAATAGATGTCGGTAAGAATATATTACTTGAATTTTACGACAGGCATTCTGAAGAAACTTTTAATGTAAAAGATAAAGAAATGCAATTCAGTTTTGTTATAGGTTCATTTTATGTAAATGGATTTATTGACAGGGTAGACGAATATGAAAATAGAGTTGAAATTATAGATTACAAAACTGGAAAATGGGAAGTAGCCCAGAAGGCTATTAAAGATAATCTTCAGCTAGGCATCTACGCTCTCGCAGCAAGGAACGAATTTCCGGACAAAGAGATATATGCAGAACTTTATTATTTAAGATCGGGCAAAAGAAAAGGTCACGTATTTACGGATGAAGATCTTGAAAACGCCAAGATTCAAATAATCGAATACGGAAATAAAATGATTAATGATAATAACTTTAGTCCGACTAGGAACGAAAGAGTCTGCTCATTCTGCGACCACGCTAAATCAGGAGCATGCGCAGTTGGTGTCATGAGAAACAAAAAGAGCCAAGGCCGTTAAGCCTTGGCTCTTTTTAAAAGAGTAGAAATTATTAGTTATTTACTGGAAATGCGATTGAATCCTGAACCAGATCAACCTTACGGTCGCTGTCGATTACTACCTTGATGGCGTCATCGGTTGTGTAACCCAGTGATTCAAGTGTCTTTACTGCTGAGCTCTGCATATCTACTACAAAGCTATTTACTAGCATGTTTAACGTGGTCATTATTTTTCCTGTTCTTTCGTGGTTAACTTGAAATTAGTTAAATTATAATATATAATATATGTCTGTAGAAGTAAACTGTTTGTTTCCCTCTACTAACATAAGATAAAGGATATACCATGAACATAGACCATGTCAAGCCGGAGGAATTTTTTCTCGAAAAATCTTTTCGTTCTAAACATCCGAATTTTAAAAAAGTTAAATCAAAATACATAGATCAATCAATCCTAGAAGAAGACTCTATACAAGAAAAACGGTGGTAGAGGTAGCGCCTATAGATATACGAAGACTGGATACAGAGAAGACCTTGGTCTTACGTTGAGATCCAATTGGGAAGCAAACTTCGCAAGGATATGTAATGTGTATGAAATAGATTTTGAATTTGAACCAAAGATATTTACGTTTCCAGTTAAAAGGGGAACAAAAGGTTATACGCCAGATTTTTATTTTGAAAAAACTGAAGATTGGATAGAATTAAAAGGATATCTTGACGATAAAAGTAAAATAAAAATAAAAAGATTTAAAAGGTATTATCCAGAAGAATTTAGTAAATTCACAATGATTATAAGCAGATATTCAAATGAAGCAAAATCATTTGCTAGTCAGCTTGAGGTTCCAAATGTAATTTTTTACGAAGATATTAAAGATTATTATGCTAATATATTATATAAATGGGAAGGCAAATAAATGGCAGCTTACAAGGAGCAATATTACTCACTAGAAGAACACGAAATGCAAGCCCTAATTGAGCAGGCAAAAAAAGATAACACCATAGCTCAAAGGGAACTATTAAAAATTTTCAATAACTTTTTAACAAAGTATACAACAATGTTATACCACCGGAAAGTATAATCTTAATGACTATGATATCAGAAGGTTTATAGCTTTATTTGTCAAAGACAAGTATGCTAGAACCGCACTTATTAGAAACAAATTAAATCCCGCCACTGCAAAAGTAGTCAACGAATGTATGAGGGGGATATACTACATGGCAAAAAGGTATGGAACCGAGGAGGACATAAGACAAACGGTTGATCTTACTTTTTTGCAATGCGTAGCGAGATATAAAAGAAAAGATTCAGAAAAAGGACCAATACCATTCAGTGCCTTTTTGTATAGCTATTTCTTTTATCTACTTAAGAAAAATGTAGACGTATTTTTAATAGATCAATTAGGTAGAAAAACATTTCCACTTATAACAGACGAAAATTACGATGGAGAAGATGACGAAAAGCCAGTTGGCTTTAGGGCCGATCCAGTAGATGTTGATATGGATTCAATTTTATCAGTAGAAAATATTGACGAGATGTGGGTTTTAGGAAAAACTGCAGCTGAACCTTTTGATAAACTTACCATACAAGAAAGGCAGCTGCTAAAATGGAGGTATGTAGATGGAAAGAGGTCATCTGAAATAGCTAGTAAAATTACTGAACATCCAAACACCGTAAGGGAACATCTAAGTAAGATAAGAGACAAAATAGTTGATATAATAAAAGAGTCGCAATTAGAGGATTTATTCAAATACTCCAAGAAAAAGGATAACTAAAACACAATGGAATACCAACAGCTACAAAAGCTTAATCAGCTTCTTGCTAGTTTTTTAGAACCTCAAATAAAAGAGGTTGTTAGCGCATATGGATTTGGTGAAAATTACCAAAAATATTTTGTGGAAATACCAGAGATACATAATGTTGATTTAACTATGCATGACATAGCTAATCTCGTAGCTAAAACATCCAACGCCTACGGGAGAGCTGCTAGATTTGCTGGTATGACAAGAGCGCATTTTAAATTGACTGAAGGTAGATATAAATCTATTTACAAGAAAAACAGAATAGGAAAAAACGAAGCAGAAAGAGAAGCTGCAGCTATGTTGGCTGCCGAAGAAGAGTATCAAGCACTAGTGATAGCTGAGTCTTTGGTTCATTTAGCTGAGTCCATAGAAACATCTTCTAGAATAGCTTCGGAATCTGCTAGAAAACTTATGGACAAGATGCAGTCTATGCAGATAGCATCGGCAAGAGAAGAAAAAGGATACTATACAGAAAAGGACTTTAGTTTTTAATCATGCCAAAATTTATAGGACATTATAAATGTGTTGATTCTCCAGATCAATTCTACTCTATTCCAAGACAAGAATTGGATTTTCCAACTCAAGTTATAAAAAACAATAAAAGTTATTTACTCTTTACGACTATTCAGGTCAGTACGTCTTCTCAAGAGAATAAACTACATGAACTAGCAAAGCAGAAAAATATAACTATGGGAGTAGTAGTTTGATATGCACATAGAAGTTTTTTGCGATGGAGCCTCAAGAGGGCAGGGGCAGAAAAAAACTCGGAGAAGCTTCTTGCGCTACTGTAGTCTATAAGAATAGAAAAAAAGTTGCACAGTTTGCTAGAGGACTTGGAACAAGAACTAATAACGAGGCTGAGTATGAGGCTGTTATAGCTGCTCTTTTGATTTGTAGTATGTCTGATTTTTTAGATCCAATTATTTATACAGATTCAGCTGTAGTGGCAAATCATATTAATGGAAAATGGAAGTGCAGGAATAAAACATTACTCCCACTTTTAATGACAGTTCAAGATATAGCTGAAGAATATCATTTTAGAGTAGTTCAAGTTCCAAGAAATATTGTTTGGGAACCAGATTTTTTAGCTAATGAATTTTTAAATGAACTGGAAAAAAGAAAGCAGAGCAATGACATTGCATGATATAATGGCTGGTATGCATAAAAAACTTTATTCAGAACAACCAATAATGATTGGCTTAGCAGGTAAGGCTGGTAGCGGAAAGACCTCTGTTGCAGAAGCTTTGGTTCCAAAGGGCTCTTTTGCTAAAACGCAATACGGCGCTAGGTGGGATCATATTTTCTTTGCCCTACCACTATACGAAATGTTAACATCAAAAGTTAATATTCAAGGAATAAATCAAGAATCCAGAATTAAATACGCAATTCACGAAACGTTATATGAATTGTATGGTTCAAATTCTATTGGTATGATTCCAGATTATGACGATTTTATAGACAAAGTAAATAACATATATAACCTACCGCTAGATGCTAACGCATCAAAGCAAAGAACTTTCCTTCAAAAAGCCGGCGATATATGTAGAGACGGATATTCAGAATGTTTCTGCCATTGGGCAATAGGAAAGACTCTTAAATTATATAAATCTTATATAAAAACTTTAGAAGAAGATGAAGAAGAAAGTCCATTTGTTGTTCTTGTTTCTGATGTCAGATTCGAAAACGAAGCAAAATCAATACTAAAAATGCCAAATGGATTTGTGGTATACTTTGATGCAGAACAAGAAGTTCTAAATGAAAGATTGATGAAAAGAGATGGTAGAATATCTACTCCAGAACAAAATGCTCATGCCAGCGAGCAGGAAGTTAATTTTGTAAAGGACATTGCGTCTTTTGTTATAGATACTAACAATCTAACTATAGAGCAACAAGTTAATAAAACTTTAAAAACACTAGGTTTCATACAGGAGAAACATGCCTAAGATAAA